ACCCTCTGTTCCCGATCGGCCGGTGGAACAAAAAAAATAAACTAGTAGAACACAAGGTTTCACCCGCTCGCTTCGCTCGCTCGTTACAACTGTTGTTCGCTCGTAATCGAGCTCACGTTTATTCTTCTGTTCACGCAAGTAGAACTCACACAATATCTTTAGTTCAACATAAGATGTTAACTATTGTGTTGTGTTCGTTCTCGTCTTGCGTTCACATTTGTAAGCACCAGTTACTTCAGTTGTCTAACTGTCGTTCATAACTCACGTTAGAACTTGTGCGTAACATTAGATGTCTCTCGGCCTCTGTGTTGTGTGAACCTACCACACCTACCACTAAGGGAACTCGTGAGGGTTATTGAGCGCTAACGCGCTCTGTGTCTGTGAGTGTTCTTTACATCATTCAGATGTACACAGTCACCTTCTACGACATCAGCGGTAACGACAGCTTCGCAGCTGTACGTGAATGCTTCCACTCGTATCAAGAAGCTAAGTCATTTGCAAAGTCCTTCGAGGACTGGGACGACGTTCGTCTGGACTATGTCCCCTCATCACAGCAAATTAACAACCTTATCTTCTAACAACAATGGCCACCCAAATGGGTGGTCTATTTCACTGTGTTTTTCTCATAATTACATCATGATCTTCCTTCAACAGTTCGGTAACTCGGGTTACACGTACATAGATGAGGACGGCAACTACGTTGGCGTTGTCCACAACTATGACTGTAATGCTCCTGATGAAGAGTATCCACTCTTCCTTGATCAGCCTATGGAGAAAGTTGAGTTCGATGAAATTCCTTTCTAGACATAGTTCCCCCGAACGCGGGGTTTATTTCACTATGTTCTTTATGAGTATGCACTCATGTCTACTGACCGTTCAAGTCTTCAACCTTCGCGACATGTTAATGGACGACATAATTACCTTCACGGTATTTACCTGGCTCCGGCGTTGACTTAGAGGGTAACCTGAACCGCGAAATGGACGAAGTGCTTATCACACCCCATCAACGTGGGGAACTACCTCTCGGACCTCAGGGTCAGTGGGAAGAATGTGATGTAGTGCGAATCTGATCGCCATACAGCTCGTGCTGTCTACGCCTTACTTAAGGCTGATGGCTACGTTCCTTGTTGAACTATATCCCCCGCTAACGCGGGGTTTATTTCACTGTGTTCTTTATCTTATCACACTTATGTCCTACTGGTATGAACTTACTGACCTCCAATTCGTAACCATTAAATGGAGACGTCTATGTCGGGCCTTCTCTCTATGGCCCAATGCCTCCCCTTTATTGGGCAATCACACGTGGTCCTGCTGCTTGGTCGTAGATTTTATTCCCCTGCTAACGCGGGGGTTATTTCTTCGTGTTCTCTATATATCTCACTCATGTATCAACTACTCGTTGAGCGTAATGGTCAAGTCTCAACTATGACCTACCCTCCAATGTCATATGAAAGAGCAACAGCTCTACGTCAACGTTATCAACGTGACTGGCCTTGGTACAAGTACTGGGTGACAGCTCTGGCTGCATAGCTCCAGTACACACAACTGTTGAGCGCTAACGCGCTCTCTATTTCTTCTTGCCTATACGGCATTGTTCTATACATACAAATCTATGATTCGCATTCCTGGTACTGACCTGTCTCTCCGTCTATTCGACCGTGTCGAGACGGGTGATTCACAGTACGACGTCTTTGATGTAGGCGTACAACACGCTGATGGTGGCATCGACAGTATTGCTGTCGGTGGTTCCTTCTACTCAGCTAAGAAGGTCATTGAACACCATGAATGACAAAGCAGACGCTAAAGACTTCTGACACTTCCGCTCCCTCCGCCTCCGCGGCTTGAGCTCACTTCCCCCCTTACGGGGGGTTTTTTAGTCATCTGTTTAAGTAAATGTTCTTGAAACGACTGACCTATACTGACTGATGTAATCGTACCGAACTCAAATGTCACCTACAGTTGCATCTGCCATTGTGTGAACTTGCTGCTGCTAGTGGGATTCCAGATACCTTGCTGCTGCTAGTGGGATTCCTGCAGAAGCAGCAGGTACTGCATACCTTGCAATCTGATCAATCAACCGTGGGTCACCTACAACTTCTGGTAGTCCATGTCCCAATGGTGTACCTATCACTGCTCCCACAGTGTTTCTCATAGTATCAACATTACCTCTGCGGACTATCTACCATTACCCTGTTACGTACTCCTTCTGCATACTCTGTCATCAATCTCGATCGGATCTTGTTCCAACAGTTTCCTGACAGTATGTCCCGGCTCAATCTTTTCCATATCGATTACATATCGTCGATTACTGGCTGATGATGCTGCCATTCGATACTGAGGGTGTTCTACGCATTACTATGTAACTATCAGTACCCTCATTGTATTGTATAAGGCTTATTAAGAAATGATTAAGACGATACTACTTATCCCTCTGTTGTTCACTCCCGTACCACCTAATAGTTCACTTATGTGTACTGAGGTGGCGACGGAGTTGGCATATGCCACACAACAAGGAACAATCACTAATAAAGAAGCAGTGGAGATTCTCTCCTCCTGCCATGAACTAGAGCATTAACAAGCTCTCTTTTCTTCTGTGTTATCTATACACAGACTATGAAAGTTCTACTACCAATCTATGCAGCAATTACCGTGGGTCTCCACATGGAAGTGCTAGCATTCCCTATGGTTCTACTGCCATTCATCTTCCCTAAGGAAGACATAGCAGTGGTTGCACCATAGGAATATCCACCCTAATGGGTGGTCTATTTAACGATGTTCTTTATATCATCATCTAATGATTACATACGACTCATCTACAATCATCCTGGCTATCATTGGTATGTTGGGACTGTTTGCTACAGCTACAGTTGCAACTTATAGCTTCAAGCGCAACCGTACATCTAACGGACGATATCAGTGATGACTGCATTAACAGGACGAGAGCTCATGAGAGCTAAGGAAGAGTATGCTTCCGCTGTAGTGGAAAGTATGTCTCACCAGAAGGCACTATCCTACCTTTATCAGATCATCTATAACGATGTATCTGTACTTGGTGGAGTAGACCTAGAGAAGAAGGTACGACGACAGTTTGGCGACGACTTCTACGACGACATGGTTCGGGAAATTACCAAGAATCAGGGCGGTCCTACTCACCAACGTAGAGACCTGGACAGTCTATCTTAGTAAAGTCCGGTATATATAAAGAAGCAGGATGTCCTTCTATAACCTCTCACCCTTCCATTTGATAAACGATATGGCTCAAATCCCCTTTGGCGGAGATGTCTATGTCATCTCAGATGCCAAATATGCAGAGCTCAGACAGAAACAAGCAGCGGATGAAATCGCTGTCCTACAAAAGAGACTACTCGCATATGAACGTGCTGCCGATCAGCTTAAGGAAACAATCAACGAGCTCCAAATAGAGCACGATTTGTTGCCTGAAGCTTCCGAAGAATGGACAGCCTAGGACCCTAATGGGTCCTCTAAGAATTGATGTTCTTCATCATTCTGTCTTTATGGCGACTACTTTCGACTTCCAGATCATCAGTGACACACTGGTACCTGGCATAAGTCTCGTAGTTGCTCAGAACGAAGACGCCTTCAGCTACCTCACGAAAGAAGAGGAGTACACCTATCTAAACGATGGTTCTGTACCTCTTGTCAACGAAGCAATCGGTGATTTCATTTCTGACGCTGAGCATGCACACTTCTGTGCTGCGCTCGTCTGAGTAACACATAAGACCCCCCTAATGGGGGGTTTTGACTCTATTGTCCATAACAATATAGGTATGACTGAATTACCTCTGGATCCGCATGACTGCCCCGGTACTCTTGAATATCAAGAGCTTTCCGAAGAAGCGGCACGTCGTGCATACATCATCCGTGAAGCGATGATGGAATCAGATGAGTGGCTATGCCGCCGACCTCATCACTAAGAACACGAGGCCCCTAATGGGGTCTCTTTTTACTTCTGTTCTTTGATTGTCGTTAATGACTATCATCTCAACAGCACCAGTCTCTTTAAATGAGACTCTAGACATGGCGGAAGAGCGTGCTTATGCAAGTAAGACACCTGCCTTCCCCCCAATCGATGATGCAGTATCTGCTATCAAGTCAATTGATTGGAATGATGTCGGACAACGCTGCCGCAAAGGTGTAAACAATGTCGGATTAGTACTTGCCATCTGTGGCGAGAAACTACACGACTTTGGTGCATTTTTAGCAGAAGTATGACCCTATGCCCCCTTATGGGGGCTTTTTTCACTTATGTACTACATATGGAGACTATGAACATCATTCTGGCAAACTACCTGGCTAACAAGCGTAAGCGTTATATCCGTATCGCTAAGCAAGTAGCTCACAGGTAAAACTTTGGACCCTAATGGGTCCTTAAGTTTCTAATGTTCTTTACGCATAACATATGAGCGCAACTCCTGACAGCATTTCCTTCGAAGATCTTGCAGATCTGATGGTCAATGCTCAACAAGAAGTGGAGCCTGTAGATAAAGAAGCAGCTTCCTATGACGGACGTACTGCAGACGAAGTCTCAGCTGTTGTCCGTGACAAGCTCTCTGACATGACTGACGAAATCAATCATCCGATTGTTCACAAGCTTGCTGCCTGTGAGATCATCCATAGTCTTATGGAATGGCACACAAAAGCTTCTGAACGTCTTTTTGAAGACCATGACGTAGCTCTTGCAATTGGATGGGCAAAAGATGCCGGTAAGTTCCAGGCAATCATGAACATCCTCACGACAATCAGTGTCTGCGATGACGATTTCACTGTCATACCAGCACCCTGTTGTGAGTAACAACCTGCGGACCCTAATGGGTCCTCTTTTTTCTCGTGTTCTTTATATGAGTTTTTTCTCATGACAACTTCCAACGACAAGAAGACCTTTGCGGACTTCAACGCTCTCACCATCACTGGTCGAGTGTCCTTCGCAGAGCTCGTTGTCGGTCAGTATGGAGAGTTTCTCTCCATGACCGTTCTTTCTGATCTTGTCAGTGATGGACAAGCTATTGCCGTCAAGATCAACAGCAACAACGGTTTGCTTGACACCTTCATCAAATCCAATCGCGATTGGACAGGACGTACGATTACTGTCACCGGTCATCTGTCTGGTTTCTCTGAAACCTACTTCGACAAAAAGACAGGTAAAACAGAGTATCGTCGTCGCCCTGAGCTCAAACTCAGCAACGCTGTTGTGTTGAGTGGTGGCTACGGTGCTTACAAGAAAGAAGACGCAGGTGACGTCGTTATCGACAAAGCTCCTGCTCTCGAACCTGTTGCTTAATGATCAATGTGGTCCTCTAATGAGGGCCACTTTTTTACGTTTCTAACTAAACTGGACAGAGCTTAAATATACACATGCCTAGAAAAACTAAGGAAACATATGAGTTTTCAATCCAAAAGTCAAGGTTTGGCCTTTATACTTCTGTGCTTAAGTCTGGCGACCGCATGGTCACTGGACCAACAGAAGAAGACTGCCGATGGGTCACAGAAAATATCCACATCCCTGTCCTCAAAGGTGAATTTGACGGATATACATCAATTCCACATAATTCTGTAGTTGAGGGAAAACTTTAGAATATAAATACTGTGTGTTTTTGCTATGAATATCGAACGCTTTGCTGGCGAAAATCGTATTTTTCAAACAATGGCAGAGGCAATAAATAGAAATGAGCAGCTTATGCAAGCACGTAACGAAGATTCTCAAAGGATCATGTCTCGTCAAAAGCAACGTGACATGGCAGCTGCATACGGTGAAACTGTTCCGTTCACTGAAGCTGACTTTCCATCTGTTTAACAATCATGAATTTCAATAGAGAACGTTTATCTGATCTAGCAGCTGTCCAACAGACTGTTAATGATGCTGTAAAAGCACGCGATATATCTGCAGTGTCTACGGCTTCTGCTGTGCATAACGCTTTAAAGCTCAAAGCACTGACACGCGATATTCAAGCCGCATACGGCCCTACCCTCCAATTTATGCAAGGGATGGATGAGTTCAGCTAGCTAACCCACCACTCCACTGCATCTGCTCACGCTCTGCTTGACGGAGCATTCCTAAGGCGTACTCCAATTCCTTTGTGTCTGCCGTAGGTGGAATGGTCTTCATGACTAACTCACCAATGGCCTCATTCTGAGACAGACGCTTCCGGTCTGGATCGCCTAACTCCTGATCAGTGAGGTTCTTAGGTAGCCGGGCTCCATATCCGTCTTGACGCATGGTGTCGGCCAACCGACCGAGCTGATGCACCGTCTGTAAGTCGTAGTTCAGCTTTGTATTGACGTTGTAGTCAGCGTCTAGATAGCTGAAGTTAGTTGGATCATCGCTATAACCCCACCCTGCCGGACCTTTTGCATCAATGCTGCTTGACAGCGATTGGATGTGGTCCATATGGCTAGGTCGCCCAGGAGGGAATATCACTGACTGTGCTGTTCCCATCGAACCACCCTTTTGCTGTAGCCACTGATTAAGAAAGACATCTCCCCTCTCACCTAAATAAGCAGCCTTCTCATCACTGGGTAATGAACTGAATACCTTGTCTGTCCCTGGAATCAACACGGTGTCTCCACGGCTTCCGAGGATGGCACCTCCACCTGACATTGCTGCCGCGATCGGCTTATCTGCCTTTCCTTTGGTCACTAATGCACCAAACCGCGCCAATGCTTCCGGTGTGACCTCCATACGGTCATTAATTGCCCTATATCCCTCGTAGTCGTTGTACCTGTGGGCCAAGCCCATATCTCTTGCAGCTCCTAGCTGTCCTGTAGCGCCTGTAAAGCGCTCTGGATACAACTGAGCTTCTACTAGTTCACTTGTAGTGCTATCGACCACTGAAGGGCTGTACTTGACGTAGTCCCTCCCGTAAGGGGACGGCACTTGATCAATGTTGATGCCTCCTTTCTTGTTGCGTATAACGTCTCCCCCCTCAATTCCCACGATGCTGCCATCAGGCCCATACGTAAGTTGTGCAGGGTTACGTGCACCAAGCCGAGTAATACTCTCTTCAACATTATCTGCAGTCAAACGATCTCCAGGGAATACATAATCCATCTCCCTTGTCTTGCCATAACGGGTAGAGCCCGTCAGGTCGTTAAGTAGTGCATCTGCAGCTGCTTCTAAACGATCTCCTCCTAACTGTTTAGCAAGACTTATTCTTGACATATTACATATGACTTATATCTATTAATTTTATCAATATCACTACAATAAATAATATCTACTCGAATAGAGATATGAGACGATTTGCCGCCGATCTTTTCAAGGGCGCTGAACTAACCCCTGCTGATAAGCAAGCAATCGTTCATGCATTTGATGTAGATGACACCCTTACTCGTAAGCCTGAAGGCTTTGACAACACTGGTCTGACTAAAGATCAGTTCTTTGACGCTGCACGGGACTTCCCTGCTGACGAAGCAGTCGTAGAACTTGCGCAATTACTTGCAAGCAAGGGCGACCGTATTGCTATCGCTACAGCACGTCCTGCTGAACGTCTTCAAGAGACTATCGAATGGCTTCAACGGCACAACGTACCGTTTGATCAAATCATGCTGAGCACTGGTGGGGAACCATCCGGTGTTGCTAAGCAAGCAATGCTTCAAAAATTACAAGAAGACTACCGCCAAGTTGGGACACTATTCGATGACTCCCCTTACAACATTCAAGGCGCTCACATGCAAGGCATCGACGCCGTCCATCTCAGAAAAAATGATGAATATTGGGATGCACATCCTGAACAAGTATTTCCCTATGGACTATAAATCACGCTAAATTAATAACGTAGAGTATAGTCTTATATGAAGGAAACGACTGTTATTTACGGCCTGGCTATGTACTGCCTAGGCATGATTTTTGGAATCCTTATTCCCACACTCCATTAAAGCGAATTAATAAAATGATCAAACAAATATTCTCTGTCCTTGCTGGACTAGCTCTTGCAATGCCTGCAAGTGCAACATCCTGGCAAGACGTTCATTCACTTGTAGAACTTGTAGAACAGACTGGTACTACCGTCTCAATCCAAAACTGCACGCAGGAAGGAGTGATGGGTTATTACAGCTATGACCCACAGAACAGCATTGACGTAATGGCGATCTGTAAGAACGCAGTCGATATGCAAGATGCAGACGCTGTGTGGGAAGTGGTTTCCCATGAAGCCACTCATGTCATGCAAGCCTGCCAAGCAGGTCCTGTCATTGCAGATTCAAAAGTACCCCGTGTCTTACGTGAGTTGCAAGAAATGGCTCCTCATTACTACGCAACACTCCAGGGCTACCGAGGTGATCACAAACGCCTCGAACTAGAAGCATTCTGGATGGAACTACGTTCAGCCAGCCATGTAATGGATTGGATGGTTACTTATTGCTTCCAAGAGTGATTACTAGGTACTGGGGTCTTAAACCCCATACCCCTACTAGACCCATTAGTGAAGCGGTTATCACGCCACCCTGTCACGGTGGTATCGCGAGTTCAAATCTCGCATGGGTCGTTTAAACAACCTTCCGCCCTAATGGGCGGTTTAGTTCTTTGTGTCCCCTATACGGAACACATGAACTTCGAATTTGAGATGGTCTCTATTCCTAGATATCAACTTGATCATCTGCTCACGATGATGCGTCTCTCTGAAGGCTACTGTCGCAAGGCACGTCCTCTTAGCTGGCCTCAATCACAAGAGGACATCTATGCAGAACCTACTGAGTTTTACTCAGGTGCATCTGGTTATGCAGGTGCAACATTACGCGAGGCGATTCAAACAATCGAATCGAACCTTCCTGTCAACTGACACATATGGCTGGCCTATTGGCTAGCCTATTTTTCAGTGTTCTATACATGCAATAAATATGTGCACATTACTTATGTCAGTGTTTATCGTCGGCGCAATTGAAACCAGCCCTGGCGTTATGACTGTTGATTATATGGACGTAGACCAAATATCAATGACACGTCTTCCACTGACGGAAACAATCCTAGTTTCAACTGATGAATATCTAAGTTGCTGGAACTAACTTAATGTTTACCGTTCCCATATCCATTCTTCATCGCTGCTTTAATTTTATCGACTTTATGTCCGTTACCATTGCCGTTACCGCCTTCAACATAGACACGTGATCCTTCACCAGCATTGATTACTGTTGGCTTCTCTCCAACCACTGCACCTGCAGCTTGAGCATCACGCTTGGCATCTATTTCTTGTAGTGCACTCTGTTTTAGCTTTTGAAATTCGTCTAAAACTCTTGCATCTGCAAATCTTTTATCTAACAAATTACTAGCTCCAGCATCAAATTTCATTTTAACTTCTTTATTTTTTTGTCGAGTTTCTTGTTGTTTTTGTTTCTTTCGTAAATTCTGAGCAGCTTTGATTTCTACAATGTTTTTGTCTAAATCAACTTGATCAACCACCTGCCGTCTACCTTGCATTTGATCTAATATTGCTGTAACCATGTCTGATTCTTCATTTCGAAGAATTTGATTTAAATGACCTCCTTGTAGTCTTATGTTCTCTTTTAAATGAGACAAAACATCACTACTAGCATGTGCGGCGATATGACCTTGATTTGGTTTTTGATGTGTTATTGGATCTCTATACACACGATCGTATCCTAATCCTAAATCATGAATATATTGTGCCATTACACCTGGTTGATCAGATACTCTGCGAGTTCCTCCATGCATCCCATGCTTACCTCCAAATTTCTCTAGTGTTTCTCGTGACATCAAAGCTTTTACTGCTTCTTCTAATTCAGCCATTAATGCTGGATTAGTATCCATAGGCAGTGAAGGCATATAACCTCCCGATAGCTCACTGTTCAAGTAATGATTAAGTGAAGCATTTTGCTGATTATGAGTTAAAACTGGATCGCTTTCTTTGTATTCAGAGAAAGTCCATTTACCGGGCCTACCTGGATCAGGAATAATATCATGATAATCGCCTACCTCAGCTCTTAAAGCTTCTCTTTGCGATAACTCTTTCAGAAGTTTATAAATCTGTGGGTCGTCCTTAAGATCAAATCCATCTGCGATTTCATCAAAGTCTAAATCTCTTATATCAGTATTTAAACGTGATACATCTCGCCTGATTTTGGCTTTACGTAATCTTTCGGGTAACACTCATATTTATATACCTATGTGTTATTTGCGTTTTACATAAGTAACTTCTCCTTTATAAATTGTATGCAATTTGTATAAGTAACTAGGGCTAATAGCCAGCATTAAATGCTATTTAGATCTAGACTCTATGAATGAACAAGCAGGAACTACGCGACAAAATTCTTGACGAAATAGATGATGTCGAATATCGATATCACGCACTACCCCACTCAGGACTAATAGCCGACTGGTTTATTCACTATTGGGACTTAGCAGAACTTGTCTGCGATTATCTTGACGAGCCTCTTTACTACAAACCTAAAAAGTCAACTTCAGACCAAGTAAAATAGATTTAAAAGCTATTTAATTGTGTCATGGGAAGAGACAAGCCAAAAAAGTTCGGCAAATTAGGTCTTATGGGCCAGCGTAATTACATTCGTGACTTGGCAGACGAATATGGAATTGATCAAGATCAATTTACTAACGACGCACATGGTGGCAGTCGTTACGAAGACTTTGACGATGATGCCTTAAGAGCAGCTGTCGAAGATCGAGTCCGTAATGACTTTGACTATCGCACCAGTGCTCAACATATGGACGATATCGAAGGCGACGGAAAACTATCTGATTATGTTGCCTATCAACGTGGCGCTCACAAGCTTCACAAGAAAGCAGGGAACGAAGGTAAATACTCTTCCAACAAAGATATTACTGGCGTCACGAACAATTTAGTTAACGATGCTCAACGTTTACTAAGAGATAAGATTGATGCTTTATCTACTAACGATGACGAACAAACTAATGCTTCTATTACACCTGACACAACTGAGGAACCATATGAGCCCTCACCTGAATTATTAAAAAATGCAGGGATTGTTTCTGATTGGGAAAACACCTTCGGGGCTGGCGGAAATTTGTCTCCTTACAAAAGTAATTTCCAGGATATGGCATACGATTCTGAAGAAGCAAATCCTTATCAACCTACTACCGACGTTAATGAGTTTGCCCGACAATATACAGGCGGCGTCAAAGACATCTTTCAATTTAAACCGACCATTGCGTAGCATCCAAAGCCCAGTCAAGTGCTGGGTTTTTTAGTATCTGCTATATAAAAAGCTACGCTAACTACGCTAATTCTCTATATAACCATTAAATAAATAGAGGAGAGGTGCATTAAAAAAGAGATATATAAGGAAGAAGCGTAGCAAACGTAGTTTTTCCATAATTCTATTGGGGTACTGTCTGAGCACTTCCCTTCCCTTGCAGCTGAATACAAGCAAAAAAGCACGGTTGTACGCTTGCTACACAAATGATTAAAAAATGTACGCTTAATAAAATTTTACCGAGAAGCAATTTGCTCAAATCGTGTCCGATCCGTCTCTTTGCCCCTATGTTCAAGAGGATTCATTTTCATGTTCGCATTTATGCAGCGGATAGACGTCAAGGTTGACGAACAATTTGCTGCTGTCCTCAAGGAGTACTGCGCTTATTGGGGCATGACCATGGGAGAGCTCATGTATGAGGCTGCGAAACAGCACATACATGGATCTTCTCAGGTATGTGAAATGGCAGACGGAATACTCAGAAAACAGGGAATGCTTCCTGACAAACGTTCAGCCAAGCATTGCTACGGCTATCTTTGCCGGTGCTGTAAACATGAGCTTGCGTGTAGAACTGGTCTGTACAAAAACGAATGGGAAATTGCTGAAGAATATAGGCATTTGTTGAAGCAACACGTCAAAAGATGTTCATGTGACAGTTGTATCTCATGAAAAAAATTCAAGTTCAAATGCCTGACCCGTGTCACGCAGTATTAAAGGACTACGCCAATGCTTGGGGCATGACAATGTCTGAAGTGATGTATGAAGCCACTCGCTGCTTTATGCACAAACATTCAGAAAACTGTGGATATATCAATTCATTATTTACATTCAGACGTATCCAAGCTGACAAACGGCTTACTAAAGAATGTTATGGACATCCATGTTTTGCCTGTGAGCACCTAGTTGCTTGCAAAACAGGGAAATATAAAGGTGGTTGGGAAATGTCTGAGAAGATATCTCAGTACATTGATCTTCAAGCTTAATTTTTTTTGATTGTTAACTTAATAAATCGTAGGCTGATAAACATGTAGATATAAATAACTCAGCAAATGTATATTTAGTGACTTTGTTTTTTAAAGCTAATTGCCATACTTTGGAGGACCCCTAACGGGGCCTTTTACAACTTGTGTCCAATACATGGCTACATCAAAATGTCCGCAAATTTCACATCTGGCTGGCTCGGCAATGGCGAACGTGCATGGCACGGGCAGGGGGTTGTCACCCCTGGCACGCTTCCAGCGCGAGAGGCGTTTGAAACAGCAGACGCACTATTTACTGTCGAGAAGCGAGAGCTTCAATACTGGAACAACAACACTCAACCTGACAACGATCAGCCCCTTTGGCTGCCAGCAGGTGTCTTCGGAGTTGTCCGTACTGACACCCAAGCCTTGCTCGGTGTCGTTACCAAGCAGTACGAAATCGTTCAAAACGAATCGCTGCTTCGCATGGCGGAGTTTATCCGCGAAGAGGCAGACATGGACTGCGTCATCGTTCTATCAGACGGAGCCAAAGTATGCTTTACCGCCACACTCCGTGGTGCGGAGACGGACATCGTCCCTGGCGACACAGTCAAACGACGCATCGTCGGCTACTTAGGTCATGACGGCAAGACTGGTTGTGGTGCAAAGTTCACCAACATCCGTGTTGTCTGTCAGAACACACTGACTGCTGCCTTGCGTGACACAGGTGCTCACTCAAGCATCACTCACAAGGGCACTGCCAACGCAAACTTCGATACTCTTATCAGCAGCATTGATGTATCGCGTCAAGACTTTGCTCATGAATGTGACCTGATGCGTGAGTTCTCTCGTACAGCTATGAATATGTCTCAGTTCAACGAGTTCGTTGATGAGGTATATAACGTAGACGAAGGTGATGTCCTACGTAAACGTCAGAAGCTAGAGCAAGCATTCCGTGCTGGCTATGGTGCAGAGTATGCCTCGTTCTCTCTTTGGAATGGCTTTAATGCTATTACCCAAATAGAAACAAGCACTCGTAATCAGACCGCTGCTAAAACTCGTGCTCAGTTTGCACGTGGCACATTCGGTATTGGTGCTCAGATTAGCAAGAAAGCCTTCACAATCGCACGTGACTTAGTTACTGCGTGATAGTTATACGATTGGGAGTACTTAATTGTGCTCCCTATTAGTTAGCTTAAGGTTTAGAAAATAATGTTATCAACTAAATGTTTATTAAATCTATTAGTACTCTCGCTGCTGTTGCAATGCTCAGCCTCGGCACATCCGTCCAGGCAGGAGGCTCCATGCTTTCTTCCTGGTACGGTAGCTATTTCCACGGCAGGACAACAGCCAACGGCGAAACTTACAATATGTACGGACATACCGCCGCACATAAGACGCTACCTTTCGGTACAAAATTACGCGTTTGTTACCAAGGATGCGTGGATGTACGTATCAATGATCGCGGCCCCTACATTGGTGCTCGTGAGCTTGATTTATCGTACGGAGCAGCATTAGCAATCGGACTTACACACCCAGGTGTAGATTATGTAAGCTTTACTTATATTTAATCTCATCAGTGTGTGTTCGCTGATATATTAAACATAGTTGGGAGCATTCCCTGCTCCTAACTAAAACTAAATAGGAGAAAAGAATGTCAAAGACTATTAAGCATCCAACTACGAAAGGATTTTCCTCACATCTCGAACACCAGCTTAAAGAACGCAAGCAATCTAGAGATTTCCAACGAGACTATAAAATTAGAACCCAAGATCTCGACCTTTAAGTATATATACTGTGTTTATTTCATAACAATCAAGGTATGATTGTTAGGTAGCGTTAATCACACGCGAGTACTAACCCAAATAAACAAAACACCGCATTAATTTAATGGCTTCAACAATTTTTACTGGCGCATCTAGCGTTCAGTCCAATTGGGAGCAGTTTTGCAAGTGGGTTACATCAACTGACAACCGCCTCTATGTGGGCTGGTTTGGCATCTTGATGATTCCTACGTTGCTAGCTGCAACCATCTGTTTCATTATCGCCTTCGTAGGCGCACCACCTGTAGATATCGATGGCATACGTGAACCAGTTGCTGGATCGCTCCTTTACGGAAATAACATTATTTCAGGAGCAGTTGTCCCGTCTTCAAACGCAATCGGTCTGCATTTTTACCCAATCTGGGAAGCGGCTTCACTGGACGAGTGGCTCTATAACGGAGGCCCATTCCAACTTGTTGTCTTCCACTTCCTTATCGGTATCTTCGCTTACATGGGACGTGAATGGGAACTTAGCTACCGGTTAGGTATGCGCCCATGGATCTGCGTTGCGTACTCTGCACCTGTTGCAGCAGCATCCGCAGTCTTCCTCGTTTATCCATTCGGTCAGGGTTCATTCTCTGACGCTATGCCTCTTGGTATCTCTGGCACGTTTAACTACATGCTGGTTTTCCAGGCAGAGCACAACATCTTGATGCATCCGTTTCATATGCTCGGCGTTGCCGGTGTATTCGGTGGCTCTTTGTTCTCTGCTATGCATGGCTCACTTGTTACTTCTTCACTCGTTCGCGAGACAACTGAAACCGAGTCACAGAACTACGGTTACAAGTTTGGCCAAGAAGAGGAAACATATAATATCGTTGCTGCTCATGGTTACTTTGGTCGTCTCATCTTCCAATATGCCAGCTTCAACAACAGTCGCTCACTGCATTTCTTTTTAGCGGCCTGGCCGGTCGTAGGTATCTGGTTCACCGCACTAGGTGTCTCTACTATGGCCTTCAACTTGAACGGCTTCAACTTCAACCAGTCAATCGTTCACGGCGGACACGTTGTCAACACCTGGGCTGACATTCTGAACCGCGCAGGTCTTGGAATGGAAGTGATGCATGAACGTAACGCTCACAATTTCCCCTTAGACTTAGCAGCTGTTGAGACTACTTCTGTAGCTCTAACTGCACCTTCTATCGGTTAATCCACAACTAACAATTAGTTTAGATAGGCTCACGAGTGTGGGCCTTTTTTAATGGAAAGAATATGTAGTATATGTCAAGAAACAAAAGATTTATCTGAGTTCTATGCTGACAAAGCTAAAAAATTAAAAAGAAAGAATGAATGTAAAGAGTGTACTAAAGCAAGGGTTAAGGCTACCCGAGACCCAGAGCGAGCAAGAGATTTACACTATCGGCGTACTTACGGCATCACTCTTGATACTTTCAATGGGATGGTGTCTAATCAAAGCTCCAGATGCGCCTGCTGCGGTTCTTCAGAACCTAGAGGAAAGCACAACCAATGGTGTGTGGATCACGACCATGTAACCAACAACGTTCGTGAACTGCTTTGCAAAGATTGTAATATCGTCTTAGGGATTGTTTCTGATAGTCCTAAGCATCTAAAGCAGCTCATTGCATACATTGCTCGACATACCAATGAATGACTTAACTCAAGAACAACTGAATGATGTTCGTGCTGCAGTAGTTCTCTATATGCAGAATAATATCTCAATTAGAAATCCTCGTTATCAAGAATTCGAGGCTATACTTAAGTTGCTTAACAAAACATTACAGAAATGACTACAATTATTGAAGACGGCGGAAGAACAAATATCTACGCCAAAGAACCACAAATGCAAGTAATGGAGATCACCATGGACCACAACACTAAAGCTGAAAAACTAAATGGCCGTTTGGCAATGCTGGGTATTATCGCAGCACTTGGAAGCTATGCAGTGACTGGACAAATGATTCCAGGAATGTGGTAGTTAAGTATTATCTAGTTGATACAATTTAAGGAGACTTAATTGTATTGAACAATGATGAAACGAGCTACTAGTACGCGACGTACTAAACGAGGAGCAACCATTCAAGAACGCAAGCGTAAAGACGGTACGATTCAACGCAAGCGTACTAATGCTGATGGTTCAGTTCGAACTAGTCGTCGTACAACAGGTGGCGCAGTCAAATCAGCAACACGCAAAACTGCAACTGGTGGCGCAGTTAAATCAATGATGCGCGGCGGTACTACTTACGGCAAAAACTCTAGCCGTGTAAAAACACGCAACACAGCTGGTGGCCAAGCTGCTGCAGCGCAACGGCGTGCAGCTCGTAGGTCAACACGTCAAGCTGCTGCCGCTACTCGTCGGGCTACTCGTCGTCGTCGTTAATATTAAGCCTTTAATTAACTTTTTTATAGTCATTAAATGTAAGTAGTTCCTTTAAAATCATAAGGAGCTACTTTTTTTATATGCATCCAAATATTAATAAGACTGATTTATTTACCAGTCCAGGTCTATGTATTAAAAAATCAAACATACATCGATATGGAGTTTTCACTAATGAAGACTTTGAAGAAGGAGATCTAATAGAAGAGTCTCCTATGCTCTATCTGCCTTACCAAGAGACAGAAGAAGCAACAATACATTCACATTGTTATGCATTCTCTGATGAATACTCTGTAATTGGCTTTGGTCATGCAGCACTGTATAACCATACGGATGATGGAGGCAATATCAACTATTACATTGATGATTACAATGAATGTATGGTATTTTTTGCCATTAAAACAATTTCCGCAGGCTCCGAATTAACTTTAGATTACGGAGTGGGAGATACAACATTTGAGGAATAGGCAATGGGTAGAAGAAACATGATGATGGGTATGGGTATGAGCATGCCTATGCCTAGACCTCAACCTAAACCTTCACCACGGCCATCGCCTAGACCTTCACCACGTCCTTCACCTAGACCTTCACCTTCACCTTCACCTTCACCTTCACCTCACCTTCACCTCAGCCTGCACCAAAGCCTCAACCCAAGCCTATGCCTGTGGTAATGCGCATGCCTATGCCTATGCGCATGCCTATGCCTATGCCTATGCCTATGCCTAAGGTAATGTTCATGCCTATGAAGATGCCAGGTATGAATATGCCTATGCCTAAGGTAATGTTCATGCCTATGTTTATGCCTATGAAGATGCCGGGTATGGATATGCCTATGAATGCCTATGAATATGCCTATGAATATGCCATGAATATGCCTATGAATATGCCTATGAATATGCCTATGAATATGCCAGGCATGAATATGCCTATGAAGATGCCAGGTATGAATATGCCTATGAAGATGCCTATGCCTGGGCGTATGCCTATGCCTGGGCGTATGCCTATGCCGCGTATTACCCCTCCTAAGAGTATGCCAACTATTGCTATGCCAATAATTCCTATGCCTAGCAGTAGTGATATACCAATGCCTTCTCCTAATCCTTCTCCATCGCCTTCTCCTAGTCCATCTCCATCTCCATCTCCTTTCCCTAATCCATCTCCGTCACCTTCTCCAAGTTCGTCAGTTAATTATTATGGAACTGAAAGAGCCGCCTCTAAAGCTGATGTGTACCAAGGATTAATGAAAGATGGGAAGTTTGCTCGCAGAAGAAAATCAATTGATTACAACCTGAAAAAATAAGTATAAATGTCATAGCTATTGCGCCCTAATGGGCGCTATATTTAGGTTGTGCCCGGCGATGGGCCTGAACACTTATATCTCTCATGAATGCAATTATCACGCGACCAGCTGTCCGAGCTGGAAGGTTTGATAGACGACACAATCGAATATTTCTGCGACACAAATCAACTATCAGGAGAGCTTGCTTGGATCGTCCTTCAATGCCGTGCTACAGCCAAGTTGGCTGAGATGGCAGGAGAACTAGCAGCAGCCTGACGAATGACAAATACAAGAGAGCTAACAGGATTGTTTATGCATTTCCTGGTGCAATTAATTCAAGAGCATGAAGCTGATAACCCACAAGAGGTTTATCAACTTGTAGCTGATCGCTGCCAAGCACAAGCCAATCGGCTAATGGCTTTAGATCCTGCTCGAAACCGCTGATATACGGACCCTAATGGGTCCTCTATTTTCTATTGCCTATATGGCATTCACTTACTTTTTACTATGACAATCGCTAATCCTGCTTCAATTATTTCTGAGTTTACTGGTGGTCTATCTGCGCCAGTTGATTACGACCTACTTATTGGAGTTGGCGTAATGAAAGAATCTGACGCTGTATTTTTCTTCTACAAAGACTCCAAGCCCATTGCTCTTCTTAATCAAGCAAACGGCAAGCCACTACAATCATTCAAAAATGTTGTCTGCTATGGCATTGAAATTGTTCATGACATTGGTACATTCAAAGCATCAAAGCTAAATCTCAAGCTGCGTGGTCCTAATGGTATCAAGCTTTGCTTCACTTCTGGTGTCGAGACCATGTGGTCACAAGCTGTCGTCACAGCTCTGATGGGAATCATGGGGTCAGGAATGTATGACTTCAACACACCATTCACCTTCTGGTCCAAGCGTGGTGATCAAGGCAAGCGTCCTTCCTTCGCCAACATCTATCTAGATGGCGAGCGTGTTTCTGACAATCATATGTATGAGCAGCTTCGCGACTTGCGTTCTGACAGAGACAAGGAAGGCATCATCAGAAGCGTTACAGATGCAGTACAAATCCTGTCTGCAGAGATATCCGGTGTTCCTACTGAAGTCACTGTCCTAGATGACTTACGTGCATTGCCTGCTGACACAGAAGAGGAGAACTTCTAATGCCTGTAAAAACTGACTACGAGCGTGAATACATCTTTGATATTGACGCTTATCTCATCGATAACTATCCAACAATGACAATGGCTATACGATGTTCTGTCTGTGCAATGGCATTAGAACAACTCGAAGCTGAGACTCTTGAATGGATTGTCGATGGCTGTGTTTCTGAATATGCTCAAACTCAATTGCAGCTACAAAAGAAAGAAGAGGAAGAAGAAGAAGACGAATGACATCACGAGCAGTTACCGAACTGCTGGCTGCTAGACGTTACCTCAACAGTGTGCTCCTCCAATTATCTATTGATGGGGAGCACATAACAGCATGTCGGCTACTTGAACTTCTTGATTACTTTGCAGAAAATCCCACCGAATACATCAAATTTACAAATGAACGTTGACAAACTGCCCGACTATGACGTGCTCGATGTCGTACTCCTGTGCCACGCAGCACTGGCCCAAGACTCACCAGAATTTCCTACGCACTATCTCAACCAGATACTCAACATCATGTTTGGTTATCTCACTAGCGATCAGCGCCAGGAAGTCGAAGTGTACCTTGCTGAGAAAAAGTATCTACCTCCGCTAAAACTGCACCTGCCTAACTCATGATTCACATTCAACAACAAGTCTGGGTCACCAAAGAATCCTTTGAGGATGAAGAACTTGCCAAAAAAGAATTGGCTTTGCTCAAGCAACGTGTGGCTAACAGCAAGCGTTGTACAACATACCGTCTAATTACAAACGAATGAAACTTACAGTACAAGAACAAACACGGTTTCGATCATTTCTTGCAAACTCACTCATGCGTCAAATAGAACAACTCATTCCTGTCTACATAGACAACTCACCTCATTTACAGGATGACCTTTCTGACAAGGGATATGAGGAACTCGAAGAAGCATTTATAGAAGATGCTTCAAATATTTCATTTCAATGGACACCTGACCCTTTTGGAAGATCATGACTGAAGTACAACGAGATCATTTCCGTACATTCCTGCGCTGTGCATTGGATAACAATATCCATGACGAGGTTAACTACTACTTAGAGAACCTTGCAGACTGGCATTTCAGCGAAGAAGAGATCGAGAGCGGTGCTGTACAAGAGCTGCTCTTCGAAGAATCCCAACTAATTGATATAACCTTTGCCGACGAATGAAAAAACTAATGTCTGAAATGGAAGCAATCCCTGTGACTGCTCCCAGAGTTCGAACTGTTTTCAACCCAAACACACTCAACGAAGACTCCCACCTTGCCTATGACGCAGAGATTCAGTACAAACGCAAACCACCTGCAGTTCGTTTAATTATGTGCGACCGATTAGACACCGTAATTGTCGGTGATCCCGTCATGATTTCCTATCATATGGGTATGAGATGTTATCAACATGCACGACATTTAGTAATATCAAATAACGAGAACTGTATCGGTGGTTTCTATTTCACTGATGGTAATCCTGCCTAAAACAATGATGAAAAACTACAAGCTCTATGTTTTTACCCAAGACGGGTGTGCTCCTTGCGATCGTCTCAAGGACCACGTCAAAACTCTCACGGAAAACGAAGCGGCTGAGTTGGACTTTGTCCCTCTTAAAGCGCCCTCAGGCGGCCCTACAGCGTTGGCGGAGGAGTTATCGGTGGAACTGTCACCAACACTCGTTGTCGTTCATGAGGAGGTTTCCTGCCGACTAGATGAAGACGGCGATGAAGATTGTGACTATAGAGAAGAATCTGTTGAACGATTCGTGGGAGCTAACTCAATTATTGAGCACCTCCAAGCAACACTCGATGCCTACACTTACGCACATCCAGAATGACAGAAAACGAGCGTGAAGAGTTTATATTTGATCTTTCACATCACATGGTTGCCAAACTGTCTCATGCAGGTATATTTGCCATGGCAGTAGATCAAATGTGTTCTATCCTTTCTAAGGAAAGCGATGAGCAGCTTTGTAAAATTGGGCCACATAATCTGTATAAGAAAGACAAAAAGAAACACAAAAAAATAAAAGGTTTTAATGCTGCCTGAACAATACTTACTCCTTATTGGTGAGCTTCATGGATGCTCTCAGCACCTAATTGCTATTGATGAGCTTGACGACCGCGAAGTAATTAACGAGATGATCGTTAAATACAACAAACTATATTTCAAATCTGTAAAAGAATATGAGCAAAAAAGCAAATGTCATTGAAACGAAAGGTGTCATCTTTAAGGAGAGCGGCAACGGATACTTCAATGTTGAACTAGATGAGCCAGCAGAACATAAGTGTTTGTGTAGAGCATCAGGAAAATTGGTAACACGTAAGATCCAGCTCTTGGTTGGTGATCGAGTTACCGTAGAACTTAGTCCTTTTGATTTAACAAGAGGACGCATCACATTCAGGGAATAATGATGACATTACTTGATCAAGCACGTAAATTCAGAGAGATTTTTAATCAAGAAACTCTTGACAATATCTCTAGGTTTGGATTTATTAAGAAGAATTTATGGGATATGCAGCTACGATTAATAGCTGAAGAGGGCCAGGAGTTTATGACTGCTGCCGATGAATGCTTTGCTGATCCTGAAAACACAAAACGTAGAGAAGAACTTGTTAAAGAACTATCAGACCTTGTCTTTGTTTGCTATCAATTTGCTGCTACTTATGGCATCGATTTAGATAAGGCTATGCAACTCGTTTATGAGTCTAATCTCAGTAAACTAGATGAACAAGGAAAGCCAATTTACAGAGAAGACGGAAAGGTCCTTAAAGGTCCATCGTATTTACCGCCCGATCTAGGCGACTGCCTACCTAAACCTCAACTTAACTACTACGACACCAATGGAAAATAAGCAAGTGATTGCACGCACTGGACGTGTACAAAATTGGATTGATGATCCAGCTAGTCGTTTACCAGTTAGCTGCACAGTATTTGTTGTGGATGACAGCATGACTGGTGATAACGGAATCGAGGCCAGCTGGCGCTACGTGAGTCACGGATTACGCTTCGGGGCGGGGGTTGCTGTACATCTTTCCAAGATTCGTCCTGCCGGGCATGACAACGGTAAAGGGCTAGTAAGTTCTGGGCCTTGTTCATTCGGCAAAATCTATAGCTGTTTGAATGAGCAGCTACGTAGAGGTGGGGTCTACAAGAACGGCGCTGTGGTGCTTCACCTCGATTTGAACCATAAGGACATCCTTGAGTTCATCAATATGCCTAGGCACGAAATCCCTTGGGCTAAGCGTTGCATTAACTTGTCTAACGTCATGTGGGACATGGCCAAGCCTGCAGTCAAAGATGCAATCCTCAAAGGCATTGCTCGTGGTGATATCTGGCTTGCCAAGATCCGCAGTGATCAGCATGGTGAGCGTATTTATGCCAACGTTTGCCTTGAGGTTTTTCTCAAGAGCCGTGGAACCTGTCTTTTAGAACATATAAACTTGGGGGCTTGTCGTCCTGAAGATATTCCGTCCGCATTTATTGCGGGAATGTCAGAGCTTATTGATCTGCATTCAAAAACTGGTGTCGAAAAAACAGGTGAGTATCTCACTCAACAGGAGGATCGTCAGGTAGGACTAGGCATGCTTGGACTAGCAAACCTATTGGCTCTAGAGAACGTCACTTACGAGCAGTTTGGCGAAGCACTTACTGCACATTTGTATCCCGAAGGTGATTACATTACGACTCCAGAAGCACGTAAGATAGTTAAAGAACTTCAGCTAGGTGTTGATTCAGCAGCAGCTATTGCAGAACGAGCCAATATGGATCGCTGCTTTGCTATTGCACCAACTGCCTCATGTAGTTACCGTTACACAGACCGAGCTGGCTATACCACGGCCCCCGAAATTGCACCGCCAATCGGACGCACAGTGGATAGGGACAGCTCTACATTCGGTGTCGAAACATTCGATTACGGAGAAGTTGAAACAGCCGATTCAGTTGGCTGGGACAACTACAAACGTGTAGTCGATGGCATTATGGAAATGCTTAAACGCACCGGCCTGGCACATGGCTATAGTTTCAATTCATGGAGCGACGTTGTTACTTATGACGATAACTTCATTGAAGCTTGGCTTGATTCTCCCCAAACTTCGCTGTACTACAGCTTGCAAGTTATGCAGAATACGCAGGCAAAAGATGATGCACTTGCTGCACTAGACGGTGATTTTGGAACTATGTTCGGATTCAACGACGGTGACGCCGATGATGACGGCATTATCAACATCTTTAATGACCCTGCAGCCTGTGTTGGCTGCGCTGAGTAAACCTTATACCCAATCCAATGAAAGCAGAAACTCCTTACATTCATCTTCACCAGCGCAAGCGTACCTGGACTCCGGTTCAAGTATCAGCTGGTCAGCTACTTGATGGTGGCGAAGAAGTCATTCAACGTGCATTAGCGCTACGTTGTCTTGAGATTCCCGTTGGTGATTTTATTACTGACGCTATGAAGGGCGATCTGCCTGACGTTAAAGGCTGTAAGGAACTACTTGCTTCTAACGTTGTTGATGAAGAGAAACATGACATTGCCCTTAATTTCGCAGCTGCTGCACACGGAGTCTCCCCTCGGTTTGAGAAAGAAGCTGCACACATTTGTAAAACCTGGCTTGAGTTGGACCGCCATCCTGTTCTCAAAGCTGTGGTACTTGAGAGATCAGTCTTCTTCGTCTTACTGCCCATCTTCCGACGACTGGGAGATACAGGATTACGCACAACATCTGCCGACATCTCAAGAGACGAACAGACCCATGTCGCAGCGAACACACTCGTGTGTGAAGCGCTTGGACTTAAGTCTGACAAAACCCTCAATAACCTTAGGCGAGCTACGGTTGCTTGGTGCCTTCAATCCCTTAAAGGTGAAGCAGAGCATAAGCATCTGTCGTCTAACTTCTGGCTGGCGAATTCAGATTCGCTCTACTCCAGAGGTAAAGCAGAAGGATTAATTGATACTCGCGCCTCAAGAATGCCAGCGTTTTTTGAGACTGCCAACCAAAACTTACCTCAGTACGCTTAATATGCCACCGCTTGAATTTACCGTTAAAGAAAAGATCAAGATTCAAATAGTAGACCAAGAGATTAATCCCAAGACCTTTGTTGACAGCGACTTACCATCTGATTGCCATATCGTTACTTACATTGTTGCTGGAACTACTGCTTATGATGTAGTTCGTGCCTACACAATGGTAGATATCTTTGATGCTTACTACGATAAGCTCAAAGGCATAGGTGAATTAATTAAAATTCAGTCTGGTTACGGAAAAATACGACCAAATTTATATGGCAAAATCAAAACTGAAGAGTGATTACATAGACGATCTCTGTCTCTACGTCAGAGAACGTGCAAATAAATTAACTGTCAAACAATTACGTCAACTCCTAGCAATTCATGCACACAGCTAAACTGGTATGGGTAACACCTGATGCCGAAAGATTAATCGGCAAACTTGCCCGAGTATCAAATCCAGCTAACGAGGATAATCCCAATGTCGAACGTCTCATCAAATATCTCATCAAGCACAAGCACTGGAGTCCATTCGAAATGGCGTCCATGTGCGTCGAGATTCAGACTACAAGAGCTATTGGAGCGCAAATCCTCAGGCACAGATCGTTCTCATTTCAAGAGTTCTCTCAGCGCTACGCGGAAGTCACTGAAATAGAAGTACCCCAACTTCGTAGACAGGACTTAAATAATCGCCAAAATTCTATTGATGATTTTCCTGAAGAGCTATCAGAAGAGCTGCAAGATATGATCACCTTGCATAATGATAAATCCAATTCTCTATATAAAAAGCTGCTTGCCTACGGTGTTGCCAAAGAATGTGCACGTAACGTCCTTCCATTAAGTACCAAAACTAGGATGTATATGTCAGGTACTATACGAAGTTGGCTGCACTATATTGATCTGCGGGCCAGTCATGGGACTCAAGTCGAGCACTCACAAATTGCTAGACAGATCGGAGAGATTCTTGACACAGAATTACCAACTATATCTCGCGCCATGTGGTCATAATGCTTATATTAAAGACTGATAAATATATAGGCAATAATGAATTTTATCGCAGCCACAGTTGAACTCAGATCCATTATTTCAGATCCGATCAATGCTTATGGGTTGGACTATCGCGGGGCTGATGCTGTTATCCCCGCTGGCAGTGGTGACAACGAGGTCAAACTCCGAGTTCTCTGTTACGACAGATCCGGTCCCAAGCTCGATTCGTTCCTCGAATGGAAGAAAGGTAATCGTGCACTGATCACTGGCTACCTTGTTTTCTCTGAAGACACAGCACAGCCATTGGATCTGATGGTGACTACCGTCGAGTTCAACATCCCACAGGATATGTATTGCAATCAGGTTGTCCTGGGTAATGCATTCTTTGGATCAAACGATATTAAAGAACGGAAGAATGGACAAATCGCAACCAAAATTGGGACTACCCTAGATAACGCTGACGTCACTACCTGGCTCTTTATGGAACTCCATGAAAGCAGGAAGTCTAAACTTAGCGATCGAATCCGCAGTGGACGTGGCATATGCGTCCATGGCTATCTTCGTGAATACCGAAAGGAAGGTGACGCAAGTCCTTACCGTGCAATCGTTGCAAACGACTTCACTACTCGCAAAGAAAAGGAGAGATCTAATTCTCAAGCTCGAACAACGGGCCAAGCAAAGGGCTACGGCGAAGTAGACCCTGTGCCTGACTACTAAATATACCCAAAAAGGTCTTACGCGAGACCTTTTTTAATGCCAAAAAATGGACGCTTATGTTTACAGAATATCCAGCCTTTGATATTGACCTGGTTACAGACAACATTGTTAGTGGAAGGCTATGTCTTAAAACAGCAGAGTTTATAGATGAAGTAATAGCTAATGAAGTCAGTCAAGTAGAAGAGCTATCAAAGGCTTACATTGGTGACTCTGAAGACGATGAGTCTGGTGATGATCTCAACTTAGAGATAAGAAAAGGAAAATTACATTGGCTAACAGAATCTCAAGAGGCTACTGATCTTATTGACAAGTTAATTCAAGAAATCAACGTAGGATTCTTTAATTTAAATATCTCCGACTCAGCTAGGGAATATCAATTTACTATCTACGATGAAGTCACCGATCATTATGACTGGCATCAAGATTATTATGATGATGACGTTACTGATTTTGTTAGAGAGCTAAGCATCAGTGTATGCCTAAGTTCTTCTGAAATGTATGACGGTGCTGAATTATTTATTAAAGATGGCAGTGATTCTAATATCCGTGTATTCAAAATGAAATACGGAGACTTCGTAGTCTTCCCTTCTAAATGTGAGCATCGAGTCAATATGCTTAGAGAAGGTACTCGGTATAGTTTAGTTGTCTGGTATGGGCACAAAGTATTAGCTTCATAGCTCACATTTATCCTTTGTATTACTTATATTTGTAGAGTCTAAATAACATCAATATGGCGCTACAAGTCCTACCTCCAGAAATGCTGGAGACAAAAGATAAAATTGAAACAAGAGAACCACAACCTTACTGGAAACCAAGCAGTCTTAAAGATGGCGAGTCAGAAGAGTTCCGGCTACTCGGCTGCTACGAAACGGGACACGCAATCGTGGGTTGGCAGTACGCATCCGAATGCCGTGATGCTAAGACTGGTGATTTGCGTTTCAACGGCTACGTTGTTACTCGCACTCATCCTGGGCAGCCCGAAGACATCGCACGAGAGACCGATTGGTCCAAGCCCGATCGACCAAAAATCGATGGAACTTATGTCAAGCCCCGGCGATTCCTCGCTTGGGTTGGCACTAGTGCAGCTCGCGGTCGTTTAGAGGTACTTTTCATTGAACAAAAATCACTTAGAGAACAGCTCACAGAAATTCTTCAAGAAATTGAAGACTACACTTGGACAGAAGACGGACTTGCTAATTTTTCAATTAAGATTAGCCGCAAGGGAGCCGGTCTGGAAACTACATACAGCATCCTACCGAAGGTCCGTAAGGTGCCAGATAAAATTAAGTCAACTTGGGACAAAGAGAAGGACACCATCTGGCTTCCTAATTTCTTTGAAGGCAAGGATCCTTTCGATGGCAAACAAGTCGATGAGAAAGGTCTTCCTGCTGGTGGAACCGACAAACGTGGAGCCCATGTAGGGACAACAACTGCAACTAAAAAAGTAGAAGAGGAAACTGAATTCTAATGACTAATTCAAATATGGATAACTTGCCACCTGAAATGCAGGCGCGTATTGCACAGATCATCGCAGGAGCACAAGCAACCGTTCCTGCTGAACCCGTTGTACCCGATGCTCCGCAACGACCACTAGCAACAAGGCCCCTTCCAAAAGTGCCTTCCCTGATGGATCACACCATTGCATTGCGTCAAGAAGTTGCAGATATGAGGAACGAAGTTTCGTTTATGACTCAGCGTGTTGAAGCAATTGGACAGGTAACAGAAGCCGTAGGTAACGCAGTGGGGCAACTGTATGCCATGTTTCAGGAGCAAACCACTGTTACAGATACAGGCGCAACGTATTCGCAGAACTTTCAAGAGCAGGTAGAAGAGGGTGACTACTGATAAGCCGTATCGGATACAAACTCCGAGCGGTTATAGAAAGTACCTTTGTTCAGGTCTGTATATGCCTTCGGTTACAACAGTCCTGTCTGCTACAGAAACTGAAAAGGCTAAGGCTGGCTTACGTAACTGGCAGAAGAACAACCCTGGTGCATTAGAAGCAGCCTCAACTCGTGGCTCTGCTATTCACCTTGGTTGTGAAAACTATCTCCGTGGATTAGATCCCGGAGTTTCTGAAGAATATCAAGACTTCTGGAATGGAATCACACCATACCTAGATTGGTTTGATACACTTCATTGGTCGGAACGTCCTTTGCGTCCTGACTGGAATCACCTCAGAAGCGATGACCGCGAAGTTGCATATGTCTGGTCAACAGAACATTTGTACGCTGGTTGTCCTGACTTGATCGGAGAGATAGGTGGGGTAAAGATAATTGCTGACTTTAAAACCAGTAACGCTCCTTACTCTGCTGTGTTTCCTGAGAAAGGAGACCGCTTAGGTTTTGGTGGATTTAGGAAGTATCAAAAGTGCGCTCAGCAAATGGCGGCATACCGCCTCGCGTTAGCTGAACGAACAGGATATAAATGTGATGTAGCTTTGATTATTGTCTCTACTCCAGAAACCTCTCAAGGTATCTTTATAGATACCGATCAGCTGGACAGATTCGAAGCAAAGTTTTTGAAAAGAGCCCAACAATTTCATGAGATGGAGAGTGCAAAAGATACTGAAGATAGCAGTCAATAAGAACTGCCAAAATAAAAGCAACCCACAACTGGTTGCTCGTGGTTGGTCAAATGTATTAGTCAGCATTGACTGGCTACTTGGATGGGTGGAGCATGGCTACGGCTGGTGCGCCACTCATTTTATTGATCGACACAGGCGTGCAGATAATGCAGCTGGTAGCAACATCATTGTCATTGACTTTGATGGCGACACTACTCTTGATAAGTTTTGGGAAACCACAACTGCTAAAGAGTGGTGCCTTGCTACTTATACTTCTGCAAGTCACACAGAAGAAGAGCACAGATTCCGTGCGATCTTTGCATTAGAAATTGATCTTGAATCTTCTAGACAGCATCGTGGTGCTTACTGGTTAATCGTTAACCGTTTGCTTGCCGATCTGCAGCTCGATGATCTCAAAGATAACTGTGGACAAAAGCCTGAGCGCCTTTGGTATGGCAATACAGCTACCCGTCATCGTCTTAATGATGGTGCATTGGTACCTGAATTCCTACTGACTGACATTGATTACGACGAACCTACAGAGTTTGTACATTCAGACTGTGAGGATATTGACGTAAGGCGATGTCAGTGGCTCCTTCGAGAGTTCCTACGTCCGTCTGACGACGATGAGTACGAGTCTTACTACGTGCCTGTCATGGCAGCTTGTGCTGGTGTAGGTGGCGTTCTGTTTGATGACTGGGTTGACTGGGTCATTCGTGGCCACCACGGTCACAAAGAAGAAAACATTCGTGCGTTTAAGTGGAAAGGTCTCGGCAAATATGCTGGGCATACTAAACTGTATTCGCTTGCAAAAAAGCAAGATCCTAATTGGACTAGTAAGCTTCCCCGTGATGTGCGCTTTGGTGCATCTGGTGGAGCAGTTGGTTATACAGAGACTGATCCTTTGGTCAGTTTTGAAGAGGTTATACGACAAGCAAAAGGAGAAACTATGCAGTTTGAACCGGAACCCTTACCGGATTCCAAAAAGGTTGCCAAACGTGGACGACCAAAGAAAAGCAGTGATGATGCTGCCAAAGAACGTGAAGCTGACGTAGATAAAGTCAAAGCAATCTTGACTGGTCTACGTAAGAACAGACTTACGAATGCCATTGAGTATGACGACCCCAACGGGAAAGTTGTTCAGCTCGAAGGTAATGACCTAGACATCATGACTACCAAGCTTGCTTGTGAGTACGGGGTCTTCATTCCTGAGCCGCGTATCAAGTCAGCTATTCAGTACGCAGCAGGTAAAAACGGTTACTGCCCGATCACTCGGTACCTTGATAGTTGTGCAGCACATGCGATCCCGCATAAAGATTGGGACCGTATTGGAGAAGTCTTCCTAGGTAACAAGCATCAGCTAGCAACTCTTGCCATGCAACGCATGATGATTGGTGCAGTAGCTCGTGCCTACAACCCAGGTGCATCCATGTCCTGGCTACCCATTCTTGTGGGTGCTCAGGGTGTAGGTAAGTCCATGTTTGCAAGAAACTTGGTACCTGATGCCCTGTTCGCAGAGATCACCATCCCCTTGGAGACTCTGATGAAAGAGCAGTACCGCCTGCATATGGCATGGTTGCTTGAGCTTACCTGAGATCGATAATTACTTCAATGTCAGGAACATTGAGAACTTCAAGAACCTAATCACAAGTCGAGTGGATGAGGTTCGTTATCCATATGCATCACTCCCATCGAAGTTGCCACGTCGCTTTGTGATGATTGGCACTACCAATAGGAATCAATTCCTTGTTGACAGTACTGGCAATAGACGATTCGTTCCACTAGAAATTGCAGGAGGATTTCAGATTCCTTGGAAGCAATTAGAGCAAGAACGAGATAGTCTATGGGCAGCGGCGGTACATGCTTACCGTAGCGGCGTTGGATATGAATTCAACAGTGGTGAGATTGCTGCGATCTCTGAATACATCCAAGAATTTGGCGACCCAGATCCTTGGTTAGACAAGATTGGAGCTTACGTTTCAATCAAGCAGGAGGTCACTGCAGCCGATGTGCTTACACATGCACTGGAGCTTGACCCTCGCAACCAGTCACGTCGTGAAGGACGCCGTGTTGCTGATGTACTTCAGTCAATGGGGTGGCGTCGTTTGGTAACAAGCAGGAAAGACGCTAATGGTAAATCTAAATCGATACGTATTTGGCAACGTCCAAAAGATGATCCTTTAGATGAATCCCATATCTTGAACGACTTCTAATTAAACTAAACAATATATAAGGTATTAATATGCTTGCTTCCGATATCAAAATTGGGCTGCGTGTCCGTGTGCAAACTAATGGGATGAATGCTTTGGTTGTTGGACAACCAGAGTATTACACCCCAAGCTCAAAACTAGTTCGAATTAAATATGAGAACTCCACTCGTTATGAGTACATGATTAATAATCAACTCGAATCACTTGACACTGAAGATCAATACCCACCTCATGGTGGGACATATGTAAAACCTGAGGGATCTTTCTAATGGCTGAGGCTCAACCTTCTAAAAAAGTTGGCGGTCATGCTTATGGCAGGCGCGTCAAACAGATGTCTAATACAGCTGAGGAGGGAGAGCTTTGCCTTTACTCAGGACATTCCCTTGGGAGATTCTCTTCCCACAGCATGCGCTATGACAGCCACCAGGCTTGTGTTCGCTGCGTAGCTGGTGCACGTGAAGGGCGAATGTCCTTTGATATTTCCAAGTTACTAAAAAAGAATCGAGTAAAAGCTCTTAGGTTCTGGTCATTAGTAGACATGGCTGATCCAGATGAATGCTGGGAATGGAACGGATGCATAAACAAACGAACAAAGCAACCTCAATTTGCATGGAGAAGGCATGGCATCTCATCATCGACACAGCACCATCCTCAACGTGTTGCGATGTGGTTTACATGGGGTGATCTCGGATTCACTGGTGTTAAAACTACTTGTGGGAACAAGTATTGTTGTAATCCCTTCCATCTTATTCCTCAAAATATTGGGGTATTTGTAGACCACGATAGCTATCTAGAAAGTTTCGAGCTCGCATGTGAGTTGCATACACTAAGGCAACAAATTGCTGAGTATATGATCCAGCAAGCAGTGAAAGAGCAGGAGAAGATTGCTATGTCTGAAGGACTGGATCAACGGGAAGATCTTATCCTTAATCCAAACTCAATGTTTGATGAACGTTTTGAAGCTGTCATGGTAGATATGCTTAACGGACGTCACATCAGTCAGACGAAACCAGATTCTCCAGGCTTGTTTGAACAACCAGAAGATCACGAAACTAATGATGAAGATCCCACATCAGAGTTTTAATTAACTTATCCTATTGAAAGAGTCATTACATTATGTCTAGACGTACAGATCTACTTCAACAATTAATTCATTCAGACAAATTCGGAGAGGAGAAGGAGCAAGAGCAAAAGTTTCTTGCTGCTACTGCTGAACTGATTCTTACTGATTTAATTAATATCGCTTCAAATGGAGTGCTTGCAGAAGGTGCAGGGTCACTGGTAATTAATCTGTGCAACGACTCTACTACTTTTATGTCAGGCACTTCACTAGAAGCAGATATTAATGCTGCAGAAGCGAATGAAGACACCGATGTAGTTGAGTTCCTGCGTAAACTGCTGGAAGAAATTGATGAGAATGACTGGTCAAAAAATGTACTAATTACCTTGATCAGTGATGCTGGAACAAGAACATTTGCAGTCGAAGCAGGTGGGAGCCAAGAAGGCTTCCGAGCGCTCGCAGCAGAATTTACAAGCTAAGCTTAAAGAGAGTGGTTTAAAACTACCTCTTTATCCAACACCTCAATTAATCGAAAGAGCTCGTCAAGTCATGGGCTCTATTGACTATGACCCAACATCTGATCCTGTTCAGCAGGTATTGGTAGATGCAACGTCTGTTCCATCGTTGGAGACCAACCCACTCCAGGAACATTGGCATGGGAATGTATGGGTAGCACCTAAGGGTGCAGTGCGTAATACACGAGTGTGGTTAAACAAAACCATTAACGAGTATCGCAATAACCATATAAACAGTTTTGTATTTTTTACTAGTGCATCAGAAATCGTCAGAGCGACTCCGGTTATATGGGATTATCCTGTTTGTATTCCTTTTCGTCGCATTAAACAACTTCGAGCTACTTCTAAGGGCTTTGAATCAGTTTGCCCTTCAACCTGGAATGTATTAATCTATGGACCACCTTTGGATGCAACCATTAGTGATATTGATAAGGTCACTTTATTCCATAACACCTTCCGTGACATCGGTAGGATTATATACAATGAGTATGCTGGTGATAACTGGTTCAAAGACCTAGAACATTACGAAGAGCATAGGGGAGACGTGTAATGAGTAGGCATATATCTCCTGATGCTTTCTATATGATGCCATCTGGTAGTCGTGTTCATCCATGTCGTTTGATCCACAAGGATGGTTCATTGATGTGGAAGCATGCACTGCTAAGCAATAACGAATTCAAGTCTGTGCCTATTGAAATTGCCCACGAAGCTCATATCATTAAAACTGCACAACGATTAGAAGAGTTGAATGCATGGGTTTCTCAGGGCTTAGACCCATGGGAATATTTACGTCCTGTTAAATGGTATGACCCAGAGTTGCCAGGATTTGATCAAGGCATTACAGTTGAGTTCAAGCACACTTCTATTGCTTCTGCTCATATCATCAACAAACTACTAGAGCACAAGCAAGAACATGAGACTCTTACTTGTGAGAACGGAATATTTAAATTTGTAAGGTGTTAACTCATCTTGCTAATCAGGCGATCAAGATACCAACGTGCTTTCTTAGCATCTTCAAGCGGATTGTCCTTAAGCCATAGGCGCATAAGGTACTTCATTACTTGTCCTTGAAGCATCCCTCGCGTTACATCAGGTGCATTCTTGATGGTGTCTTCGATGACATCAATCACTTCCTGCTTACCTGCTGTGTAATGACTTGGACTATGCACACGATCGGTAGTTCCAAAATCTAACCACGCATCATTGATCGAGTGCTTACCATCGAGACGATTCCAATCATTATATTCTTCCATGTCCTTAGTAAATTTGATGTAATCCATGTATCCGCAATCATATGTTTCACTACCTAATATAAGAGTATCGACTCTTAAATGTGATATGACAGCACCCAAAGGTGATCCCACTTATATAAAAAACAAGGAGCAACATTTCATTGATATTGCTAAAGCTGTTGGCGCTGCCTCAACACATCCATCATGTCCTGGTGGGTGTGTCATCGTTCGTGATCGAGAGATCATGGGTGATGGACGCTCACTCCTAACGGACTCTCACGTAGAAATAGATCCTGTTTGTTATGCCATTGCTGGTGCATGCAAGCGCGGAACTCCTATGACTGGTGCAACTATTTACTCAACGCGATACCCCTTCTCTGCATCTGTTTTTCAGGCGCACATCATGGGCATTAGAAAGATTGTTGTACTTGCGTCTGACTGGGAGCCATACTACAAGGATGAATTCCGTAGAGCAGCACGGCTGGCACGTGAACTAGACATTGCTATTGAACCTCATTTTGAAGATGAGGATCCTAGGCTTTCGGTTAACAAACATGCCAACAGAAAAATTGATAAAAAATTATATCCAGATCCATCCACAGATAAACCAGCGGTAGAAACAATCCATGACAACTGAACTATTATTTGATATTGAAAGTACTGGCTTACTACGTGTCGGTTCTACGATTCACTGTATTGTGATTCGCGATATCGCTAATGTAGAAGAAGCAGAAGTCTTTGACTACAAACCAGAACGTGCAGTTATTCAAGGGGTTAAAGCCCTTGAGCGAGCTGATGTTCTTATTGGCCACAATATTCTGGGATATGATGTACCACTTCTTAAAGAACAGTTTCCAGAGTTTGCACCAAGAGGTTCTTACCTTGACACACTTACTCTGTCTCGCTTGTATTATCCTCACATTAGTGAGCGAGATTTTGAAAGAAGACCTATTGGAATGCCACAAAGGCTCTACGGCTCACATAGCCTAGAAGCATGGGGCTATAGATTAAAGTGCTTCAAAGGAGACTTTGCTAAGAACACCAGTAATGACTGGTCTACTTACACTCCTGAGATGCTTGACTATTGCATCCAAGATACAAAAGTAACAGTAAAGCTATACGAACTATTGCAAAGGAGAATGAATGACTATTCCTAAGAAATCAGATCCACTCAACTCTGAAGAAATGACAGAGGCAGCGGAGATCTTCTTTCCGCTCTTTAACATTGTTCACACACGTATGCCTGATGGCTCTACTACAGAAGACTGTCTCAAGGTTATGGAGTCTGTAGCAAAGCTTGGACACAAGAACCGAGCAGACAGGGCGGCTAAAGAGAAAGAACTTACGTTTGGATTCAACAAGGATGATGAAAAAGATGCCTGATTACGTTGCACTTGAAATGCGGATGGCCGAGCTTATGGCTCAGCAGGAAGCAAGTGGATTTAGATTTGATACTGAGGCTGCTGTACGTGTACGCACAAAACTGCAGCAAGAGTTTGATGATCTAACAATTAAAATCAAATCAATCTATCTGTACGTACCTGGTAAGGTATTTACTCCAAAGCGTGCTGATAAAAAGAAAGGCTATGTAGCAGGTGCTTCTATGACGCGCTTGACTGACTTCAACCCTACGTCACGCCTAAATATTGTCTGGGCTTTGCAAACATTCCGTGGTGCACGCTTCACTAAAGTTACTGAGACTGGTAAGCCAAAAGTTGATGAGGCAACTCTCTCTGAAGTAAGAGACATTGCATTGTCTACTGGCAATCAGCAACTGCATGACGAATGTGAGATGTTTATCCGTTTGTTGACATTACAGAAGTGGCTTGGTCAGCTATCCGAGGGAACCAACTCTTGGTTTAACTCTATTGAGGGGGATAGCTGTATCCACCACAGCTGCATTCTTGCTACTCAAACATCTAGAAATGTGCATCGGGGTCCCAACTTGGGCCAGGTGGTAAGTGCACCGTGGGCACGTGAACTATTTGTTCCACACCCTGGTCATGTAATGGTCGGAGCTGACCTTGAAGGACTTGAATTGCGCCTGTTAGGGCACTATCTAGCCGCTTTCGATTCGGGCTCCTTCGCTGAAGTTGTTGTCAACGGTGACATCCACCAGCAGAATGCTGACCGTGTTGGATGTACACGTACACAAGTCAAGACGCTCACGTATGCGTTTATATATGGTGCAGGTGACGTAAAGCTTGGCCATAGTCTGCAGCCTGAGCTGTCAGATGCACAGAAGAAAACACTTGGCGGTGAACTCCGCCGCAAATTCCTTGACGCTATCCCTGGATTGGAGCCATTAGTAGATGCAGTTAAACTTAAAGTTCGCTCAACTGGTCGTCTTAGGGGCCTTGATGGGCGTCCTATATTCTGTCGTGCTGAGCACAGTAGTCCCAACTTCTTACTTCAGTCTGCCGGAGCAATCATCTCCAAGCGATGGGTGGTAATTGGACAGCAGATGTTAGATGATGCGGGACTTACCTATGACCGTGACTACACACGCTGTGCTTACGTACATGATGAAGTACAGATGTCTGTAGTACCTGCAGAGGTTGATCGTATGAAACGATTGTTAGAAGCAGCAGCGCCTGAAGCTGGTAAGTACTACAACCTGCGCGTACCAATGGCTGCATCTGCTGACCATGGTGAGAACTGGGCGGCTACTCACTAGATATAATAATATCTATGGATGAACCATCAGTCTCATGTGTATTTGATGAGCGTGCTATTCGTGCGCTCCATTCAGCTGTGTCATATACATTAGAAAAATGGACTGGTCAAGGAGAAATAGATCAAGAAGAACTTTTCTGTCTTAAGCCATTTCTACAAGGAGCTATATTTGAATTTGACTTTGGACGTAAATCTAAATAACTACTGTCCTTGCTGGAATTTGTAAGGGCTAAAGTTAAAGTTCATTTTACTAGACTTACTTCTAGTAGCATATGGACTTTGGGATGTGCTCCCCATCTGTTCCTGCCAGCCTTGGTACTGGGGTCCCATACTTTGTTGAACAGTAGGCATTTCAAAATTACTAGCAGCTTGAGTCGGTGCAGCAAAGTCTGATTCTTGGCTTCCAAAGTTTTGAGAAGTATTTCCATACTTAGCAGCAGCTTGTTCATGATCCATAGAGCCAGCCATATGATAACCAGCATCTCTATTCTTATAGAAGTTTTCATTAGCAGTTATGTTGTTCTGTGATTCACCGCCTGATCGTGAATCATAAGTAGAGCTGCCAGCGTCTCTACCTGCAATTTCATTACGATTGCCCCAGTCGTAATTCGATGCATCAGTAACAAGCATGTTGTAGTCATCATCGCTGACCTTCATGTGTCCCTGATCAATAAACTTTAGGACATCACCTGCATACCCATCTTTGCGATTTCCACCAGCCCACCCGTGGTATGCTTCACCAAATGATTTATCTCCTTGGTTGAAGCCTTTAAAATAGCTACCAATATCTCCTAGGTTTGAAGTAGATGCATAATCCTCACCTTTATCATCCGCACCGTGATAGCCGACGTTATATTTATCTTGATACAATCCTTCTGAACTCATCCTCGCTGAACCGGATTTAGAGTATTTATCCCAGTTTGGATTAATGCTTCCAGAGCCATCACGTTCCATATGTACTCCGCCACCTTTACTGACGTATGAAATACGTCCTGTAATTCCAGCGCCCTCTCTGCCATCTTTGTTTTCATCGTGAATTCCATAGCCATCAGGATCAAACGCAAAATCCCCTGCTTTAAATCCGTATTTCCCTAATGCTGGAATCATATTTACGTTATTTGAATCCATCGTGAATCCATTTTTACCTAACTGTGCACCCTGCCAGCCTCTTTTCATCCCACTGTTAGGGCTGTTTTTATAGTATTCCTTCTCGTTAGCCGCTACTTCTGCATCCCATTCGCCTTGGTTAAAGTTTTTATATAGATTGTCCCAAGCACTTCCACCACTTTGGTTAGTCATGCCACCGCCTGTTTTGGCTCTACCATGCTTATCAATTGATCCACCTTTTACTCCAGCTTTATAGTCTGTCATAGACATTCCAGCGTTTTGTGCTGCGTTACGTCTGGCTTTAACTAAGCCACCACCTTTACTATTACCTGCCAATTGAGCGTTACTAAAACTATTATTTCCACCACTTCCATAGCTTTGAGGGTTTCTTTTATTAACTTGAGCAGTTTTTCTAGCAACAGCGTTTGCTCCAGTCTTACCTTGCTTGAAATCCCTAAGGCTTACACCAGCAGCTTTTGCACCTGCCCTACGATCTTTAACGCTCATTTGAGCTGCTGCTTTAGCTTGCTGCCTAGCTGGTGCTGGACTTGATGAAGGACTCCGTGAAGGACTACGTGATGGACTGCGTGAAGGACTTGGTGAAGAATTGCGTGATGGACTCCGTGATGGACTCCGTGACGGCTTAGGTGATGACTTAGGTGATGAGCCTCCCCTTCTCCCACCGCCTTTATTTCCACCTCTGTTCTTCTTGCCCATCTGTTTAATACTAAATCTCTTACTATTCTATTAAATTTATTAGACTAAATATGCATCTGAAGAAGAGCAGCGTCAGGGTGCACTTTAGGTTTCAGAGATTTCTGCTGCTTCTCTCTGAGTAATTATTCTTCCCTGCGAGTTGTGGGGAAGTCCCTGTTAGCTAGCAACTATAGATACGTTCATCTCCTAACATTAGGAGACGCAAGTACCGCACGAATGGCGGGAAGGAACGGGAAACTACACCTCACTATGGAGTTTCCAATGACCCAATTACAAGCACGTGCTGTCGAAAATGCTCGCAAAGAGTACCTTCGTGCACAGAACGAACTACGTGTTCATCGCATGTCTGAGACACGTTACCGTGGTATCCCAACTATCAAAGCCACTGCTACAAAAGAACGCCATGGTTGTTTTACATACCGTGGCGTAAGTTACTGCCACTAATTTATACAATTAATTATCTGTCCCTCGCTTAACAGCGGGGGTCTTTTTTTGTTTATTTAGTACATATAATATTGAGAGCGATAAGTATAAATCGCTATCCATACTAGTTAGTTTAATTATGAAATCTATTATTACTATTGCAGCTTTGTCTGTACTGTCAGCTCCCGCTTTTGCTGGTCCCTACGCCAACGTGGAGAACAATGCAGGTTGGGTAGGCAACGAGTTTGAAGGTGCAGTGACTGAAGTCCACGCTGGTTATGAGTTTGAAGCTAGCGAAAATGTTAGCCTTTATGTACAGGCAGGTCCTGCTTTTATCTCTATTGAAGATGAAGAGCTTGAGACTGAAGTGTCTGGTAAGTTTGGTGTTATTGCCGATGTCTCAGAATCATTTGAACTCTACGGAGAAGTTGCATTCATCACAGAAGACCAAGAGTTTGACGTGGATACCCTCTCACTGGGTACCAAGATTGGTGCTACCTACCGCTTCTGATCGCTAAGCTGATCAATGGAAGAGTCTTAAGCCTTCGCTAACGCGGAGGTTTTTTTATTGTTTACCCGTAACGTGTATCAAGCTGTTCGTAAATATTGGGTGTGTCATTCATTTCTGGACGTAAATCAGCTGAGCGTTCGTTAGCCATTGCTTGATTGACTTTACGCTGACGTTGAATACCAATGCCTGAGTTCTGACCACCTGTACCAGGACGTGTTGTAACAGTCCTGATCGGACGATTTTGCGCGTAGGCCATCTGTCCTTTATAAGCTTTCGTTCGTTTTAATGCACTTGCACGGGCGTTATAGTCACCGCTTGCGTCATAGGCTTCACGTTCGTCATCACGTAAGTAGCGCCGATCAAGCGGTTTATTTCTTAAGCCAGCACTTTTCACAGTATCTTTACGACTACTTGTCTAGTATATCGAAGTATCCTTCTCTAGGGATCACTGAGCCATCACAGATTAGTTTATCTAAGTAGCTTATGTCTGGTTCTTTTAGCTCAATCTTGTTGTCATATAGCCACTGCCATGCATCAAAATATTCTTGCAAGTTATTTGATGGCTGGCTTCCAAATGCAATCTTTTTAGCTTGCCCTACGTTCATATACCAACTTGCTCATTTAATTTCTTTACTGCTTGTGCAAGAGGAACGATTGTTGCAAGCATGCGTTTTGGCATTTCTGATTGCATCGTTGTAGAAGAACTTTCCATGAGTTCTATGTTCGCTTCCAAAGCAGCGATACGCTTTTCCATAACCTTGCTTTTCTCAGCAGTAAATTTAATACTCAAAGCAACAGCTAATACTGGCCCTAAAATATATTCCATAAGTAAATATTAACTAGTCGAAGTCTAGCTAACTTTAACCAATCATAAGACCATCATCATCTAGATCGTCATTCTCATATTCCTGATCGTCAATACTTGTTGGCAAATCATCGTCTGCTCTTAGTAAGAGCTCCATAAAAGTTTCTTCACTAATGATCTCAGGTAAGCCAGCCTGATGCTCATCAATTTTGAACATGATCCCTGCTTTAAGTAGTGTGTTTTGTGTTCCGTTCTTAAGTTCCATGCGGGACTTAAGCAGACGCAAAGCAGTCTTTTCTAAGGCTGGACGGCTCATCCGAGATACCTCGTAACGAGCTCTTGTTAAGGCAAACCGTTGTTCGACTGTTAGGACTTCCATCAGCTAACTCTTCCTCTATAAAACGTTTGTTTGAGATCCATTCTTCAATTAGTTCTTTCGCAGTTTCATTATAAAAAGACTGCCTTTGAAACCATACTAACCAAGGTTCACTTCCTTTGGAGTGATTACACTCAAGGCAGCAGGGCAGGAGATTACCCCTTCGGCTATCTCCGCCTTTGGATTTTGGCTTTATGTGGTCCAGTGTGGTTGCTCGATTGCATCTGCAATATCCGCAGAGGCCACCCCATCCATACTTAATTGACTTTTTAAATCTGCGCTTGGCACTCTGCTTAGATAAGCAAGTGAGGTCGAACATTAAGTCCTTCCAGTCTTCAGCAATTCCCATGTAGTTGTTCTTCGCAACTGCCTTTACTTTACTTAAGACTTGTCTCTTCTGTAATTATGTAGTGCGATTAATGGTAACCAGCATATCCATCTTGTCTTCGATGCGAATCAAATGATCTTCCATCCGTCCCATGGCGGCTGTAAATTCTTGCTTCGATGTATAAGACTCAGCTAGTTTTAACTCCAATCGGTCTACCCTTGTATCTAATACTGTGACTCGATTGCCAACTTTGTTGAAGAGCACAGCTGTGCCCGTAACAATTGCAATGACAACAGGAATGGCGGTTTCAATCATCTGCTCGTAGATGTTTATAACGGGTTGAAATGGACCATCCGTCTGTGCCAAACGTCCCTTTTTCTGAGATCTCCCACGTAGGTTCCTCAGTTGGCTGCGTTTGATTCCACTCTTCCTCAGCCTGGTCAAGCTTATTAGTAAGGGTGGCGTTGAACTTCTTTTTTTGAATGTAGCGTTGAGCTCGTTCGAAGTCTGAACGAGTGTCAAATTGCCAGAGCCATTTCCCATCACCGGGAACATTGCTCAACTCTTTTTTGGCTTTAACGAATTCAGCGCCGACAACGCAAGCTGAATCATGCTGTTCGACTTAAGTGGAGTCAACGCAATAATTTCACTTGCAGCAGCAAGCACGATCCAGAAGATAGCCGATTCTAAGATAGCCATAGTTGTCCGATTTTACTTAACTAAATATATTCTAACTATTTAACACCGAAGCTACGCTAACTACGCTGCTATCTATATACTGATAAAAAAATACCCCTATAGCGCAGAGGCCACAGGGGATTAAAAAGCAGGTATATAGAAAACTACGGTAGTTAACGTAGCTTCTTGATTGCCTTCTCTAATAAATGCAAGCGAGTTTTGCCATACTGTGCAGTAGTGCTTGCTTTGGCATGGCCTGTAAGGATATCAATCATATATTCTTCAATCTCTACATCACGACACCGAGTGTGAAAGCTATGCCTGAGGGTATGTGCTGCTTCAAATTCAGGTAGCTGCATATTCTTTCTAAAGTTTTCACTCCAGCTTGCTCCAGGGCATTTTGCTTTTGACTGCCTAAAGTCATCAAGCACGTGTTCACAGGCAGGGTGAATAGGAACTTTTCTTTTTGAAGGTTTGTTTTTAATGTCTCTGTTCTCTTGATCTATGAACTGAAAGTATGGAATGCCTGCGTCCCTGACAATCATCTTTGTATCCATCCCCGCAACCTCACCGATGCGTGCACCCGTGAACCAGAGAATGACGAAGTAAGGATCGTTGTGATACTGCTCGTAGTATTCCCATGGATAAAACTCAGGATCTCGTTCTGGAATTGTTAATCCATAGTCAGCAGTCAACCAAGGGTTATCTGCTTTGTTGCCTGGAATCAAATGAATCATCAATGCTTTGTTCCAGATTGCTTTTAGACTGCTGAGCCGAGTTTTTGCTGTGCCTTCACTGGTTTGTTCAAGCCAGTACATGCGCTGTTCAAGAACTACATCATTTGTAATCTGATCAAGCGTCAGATTACTAATAGGTCCGACTGCCTTAAGCCAGTTGCTGTAAGTGGAGTCTTTGACTTTGGACTTGAAAAGCCGCCTAGTCTTTTCAGCCAGAGTTAACACGTTCATTTGATTCATATGGGGTTATAAGCAACGCCTATCACCAACCTATAAAAAAACCCCACGTTGTGTGGGGTAGGTGATGAGGAACGGAGAGGGTCGGATTCGAACCCGCTCTTTTGGCGAAGCTAAGCGTAATCTACCACGTCAAGTACCCTTGTCTAATAAGCAGGGCTTATCTCAAGACCCCCCTAGTTTTCCACAGGCTTACCACTCAGTAAACCTCGCTGTTTTAACTGCCACTTGTAGGCAGCTCTGCAGTTGGTGCTGTGAAATTAGACGTATATCGTTCAAAGTTAGATATTCTTAAATCATCCATAAGCATATCTGCTGAAGTGTTTATTAGATCACCAATGAATAAATCACTGCCTACTGAATCGACCAGGTTGTTGAGATTAACGGTTCCTTCTGACGTACCATCAACAAACAATTGACACAAACCAGACGTCGCATTTCGACAGTAAGCAATATGATGCCAACCGCCAGTTGGCATGTTACCTACGGTGTTATAGACGAGATCGGGTGTCGTTGCACCTACATTCGATAGGTGTATTTTAAAGACCATCTGATTAAATCCAACGTAATCAAAATAGAAATAAGTACTGCCTTTGCGTAATATACCTGTATCTTGATCTTGGGCATTAAATGAATCTATATAGAGCCAAAATTCTATTGTGAAATCGTTATCTAAAAATGCGCCAAGACTATTACCACTGTAGGTAATATAGCTTGAGTTTTGGACTTTAAGTGCACCAGCTCCAAATTTTCTTGGACTACCAGTAATAACTGCTTGAGAACCAGATACAGTGCCTGTGAAATTACTTTTAACATCAGTAGTAGTTGTATTGAAAGGTACTCGAAGAATAACTTTATCCCAATCAGTATCGGGATCTCCTGTTTGAGGTGGGACACCTGCTAAGAAGATTCTTCTCCAATCTGTACCATCATAAAAATATGGACTGTTATCTGTAGATAAAGCAGCAAGATTGCCAAAGCTTAAATTTGTAGTTGGTAGGCTGGTTACCGATGGAATACTGTAGGACGTTAAATATCCTATATCATTTACTAAAGTACTAATATTTGCTCCTGAAACAACATAGTTTGCATCGTTTGTAAGTTGACTAATATTATCTCCAGCCTGAATACCACTTCCTCCACCACCGCCATTGGATAACGTAATATCTAATCCTTTAAATTGATTGCCAAAGTCTTCTGTAAAAAATTTGTCAGCTTTATAGTTGTAATAAACTTCGGTGTACCCTAACCTTTTATTTTCATTGTTAAGCATTGACTTTATCCTCGGCAATATAACTATTTTAACTAACGAAAACTACGACCTATGTTAATCTCCCACAGGCTTGCCACTCAATAAGCCTCGTGATGCACCTTCGTCGGGAAAGTCACGTGGCCGGGTTTCGATGCTGTCTTTGCCACCAGACACTCGTTCGTGTGCTTGAAATGTTGCACGTTTATAACGATGCATGAAAACATCAGGCAACCAGTAGGTTTCTATCCAGTTGATCGTTGGGTTTAGTTTGATGTGATGTTCAACCGAATGGGACATCGCACCCATTTGTATATAGCTGTCATGGGATACACAGGTGTTATCGCCACTTCTATATAGATATAAGGTTTTCACTAATGACTGTTTTGGTTATATCGATTGCGATCTATGTAAGCTTGACCATCGTGTCCAGCTGACCGTGGATCAAGTCGTCCAGGTCCTGCACCATTCGTAGGAATAAACGGTGTATTACCAGGCAGTCCAGGGATATTATTATTAAGCGTAATGCGCTTGCCCTTTTTACGTCTGTCCATAGTTATTACTGTAATTACTAATAGTGTAGCTACTTAGGCTGTTGACTATATTGTTTTCCTTTGGCTGTATCACTGCGTTTCTTATCACTAGTTTTTTTATAGGCTTGAGCTGACATCGCATCTCGTTTCTTTTTAGGCAAATAACGTTCTCCCGTAGCTTTACTACCCTCTGTACTATTTTTACCTGAGCGTGTACCCCAATCTTCTTTAGTCCACTTTTTCATCTTATTATTTTTAGCTGAAGGTTTCTTTCCTTCGTACTTACCACCAGCAGATTTATAGTATTTGGTCGCTAGCTGCATTGCCCGTGCACTGTGCTTACCACCCATACGTGCTTTGGCTTTTGCCTTAGCAGCTGCCCATTTCTTGGGATCTTTTTTTGTTGCAATACCTTTAGCCATTTCTCTGTCCTAATAATTCTGGTCCGTGACTCATGCCACCACGTGGTTTAGCAGGATATTTTGCTGGCATTTTTGCGCAACCTTCCCCTGTGTTGACATAAGGCTGTAGCGCTTGACCTGCCATACGTGTAGGGAAATCGTTATCCACTGCTCTTGATCGCTTGTAAAATTCTTTCATAACGTGGATCATCAAAAGAATCTCCGTGCGCACCGAAGTTATGAACATCACTTAAGATGTATGCTTGTTTGGGGCTTATTTGCCCAGATAAAATTAACTCATCCAGTTCAGCTGATGATATTCTGTCGCCCATTAGTCCTTGACGAGCTCCTTCTACGACTGTGTAATCCATGTTGGATAAATCGTTCCAGCCACGAGCAGCATTGTTTTGAGCATGTTCTGTTTGAGTCATGTAGTGCTGCCAAGAAGGCTTACCAGCATTTAAGTCTTAGCATTTCCAACGTTTGCGTGCTGCTTTACCTCGTTCACCAGTCCAGCCACGTGAGCGAGCACAGAATGATTTCTTTCTAGCGCCTGCTTTAGTACCAGGTTTGCCATTAGGTGCGGGTGCTTTTAAATTGCTACCAGTTCTTTTGTTAATAGATGCTCGGCCTTTAGCGGTTAAACCGGCACCACGCTTGACTGAAAGTTTGTGTCCGCCTTTGACGGTCATGCCTTTCATAGCGCCTTTCTTTTTACTCTTTGAATGAGCACATGCTTTGCACTTTGCTCCAGCTCTATTAGCCATGCTATATAAGCGGATACATTAACTATTTTAACGGATCTGATTTACCATCACAGATGGCGACTGCTCTTTTGTAGAAGTAGCAGTCAGTTTTATCGGCTTCTTCTAAAGCCTCTTTAATTTTTTTCCAATTCTCTTTTTCTTGCTTATCCATTTTCGGTAGCCGCAAGGTGATCCATTTCTGCATGCATCTGATCACTCAGATTACATACTTGTGCACACGCACCAAGAATTAAACCGCGCTGGTTTGGCGAGAGATCTGCTGCAGTTTCTGCGTCTTCTGACAATACGTTTCCGATATCACCAAGACACATAATGATTGCAGGCAATCCCCATTTCTCTACGAGGGTATGCATTACAGATAACAGAGGACTATTGCCACTTTCGATAGCCTCCCAAAATGCTGCACGTTCTTTAATTGTCATACATATAATAATGAGACTAATTATATTTTACTAGTTAGAATTAACAGTGATGAATATAAGTTCTTATGAGTACGCTATCAATAGAATCCTTCAAGAATTTTTTCAAGTACTACGCAGGGGAACCTCATCAGGAGGCAGCTGTAGAAGAGCTATACAAGGGCTTACAGGAATGTAACTGCGATCAGTTAAACGAAAATGCGCATTGGGTAAAGACATATAGGAAAACAGATGATATTAAAAAGTTCAGAAAGCTGGTAACTCCACTGATGATGGAGCAGTTGACTGGATATCCGTCATCTACTTTTGATAAAGTCTTTATCGATGATTGCAATCGATTGTATGCTGATACAGGATTTGCGGAACATATTGATGCAGCACAAATGCTCATGGCAAACATGATGCATGAGACATGTAACTTTGTTTATATGAAAGAGATTTCAGACGGTATGTACTTACGTGGTAGGACTGACTTAGGCCATGGTCCAAACGAAGGGGAAATTTGGAAAGGGGCAGGCGTACTTCAACTGACTGGCAAATACAACTACTCCCGTCTGGCTGAAGGTATTAACGATCCAAGGGTTATGGAAGGTGTTGACTACGTGTCTACCACCTATCCATTTACATCAGCACGCATCTGGATTGAAGAGAATGATCTATTAAATATATGCCTGACAGAAGGCTTTGATGCCTGTTGTCTCCGTATCAATGGTGGTTGGAACGGTTATAACGACAGGCTTGCTAAGTATCAAATCTGTAAGCAGTATATGGTTTAAGTGAAACCCCGCGTTACTGCGGGGTAACGATCATCCCTTACCAGCTGTAATGGCATCATTGAGAGGATTTAAATCCTCTGTGGTCCAGTAGTCTTTAGCAACCATCAACTCAAGGTGCTCAACATTACGAGCAACTGTATCTGTCTGAGCGTCATCGCGGGAATCTAGAGCCATTAGCTCATTGATTAGTGTGACACTATCAAGAGCAGCAGAATAGTTCTGTGAGATCTGTTCGGGAGTAAGAGTAAGAATTTCCATAATTAACCTTTAAGTGTTTTGATTTCTGCTTGAAGTTCTTTAACCATTGTAGTCAGTTCTTGCACTGCATTGACTAAAACAGGAACGAGATGTTCACCTTTATATTTTAGATGATCTGGATCTTCAATGTCAATAATGACTGGGTTGTTGCCTTCTAATGCAAGGATATCTTGCGCTTTAAATCCATAACGTACATCGCCATCAGGTGTTTCAGTGTCACGATCTACCTTAAATTGATATGCAGTCGGCTTAAGTTGATTAACAAAGTCCAGACCATAAGGCACTGGAGCAAAGTTCATCTTATCGCGCTCGTCAGATGTAACAGTCCAAGCTACTTTTACATAGGCATTTGTGATTGATGTATGACCTAAGACTAATCGGTTACTCTCTGTTACGACGTTAAATGGCGGAGTAAAAGTTCCAGTACTGTTAGTACCACCTATGCCAATATTTGCAGAACCAGTAGTACAAGCATTTAAAGCTTCACGTCCTAACCCAACATTATATGTGCCAGTTGTATTATAATAAAGAGCATTTAGTCCAAAAGCAGAGTTGCGATGGCCAGTAGTATTTGTATGCAGGCTTTGATAGCCGAGTGCTGTATTGTAATGACCAGTAGTGTTGTGATGTAGAGCATTGTAGCCGTAAGCGTCATTGCCCATGCCAGTAGTATTGTAATAACCGGCATACATACCCACAGCTGTGGCATATCCTCCAGAAGTATTTGCGAACAAAGTCTGATACCCTATGGCTACATTTCTATCCCCTGTACTACTAGTACTCAAGGCTGAATAGCCAATACCAGTATTGTAATTACCAACAGTATTTCCAAACATTGCTCCAGAACCAACAGCAGTATTTATCGTACCAGTAGTGTTGCTAATAAGAGCATTTCTTCCAACAGCAGTATTATGATTTGCTGTTGTATTAGCTTCAAGAGTTTTATAGCCCAATGCAGTATTCCATGCCCCTGTACTATTGCTAATAAGTGCATTAACACCTGCGGCAACATTTTCGTACCCTGTGCTATTTCCGTACATAGCGTGTAAGCCAATGGCTACATTATTGCCGCCTGTAGAGGTATATCTCATGGCCTCATAGCCAACCGCTGTATTTTGAGTACCAGTTGAATTGTTAGCAAGGGCTTTGTATCCAAATGCCGAATTATTGTAACCAGTACTGTTGTTATATAAACTTTGATAACCGCAGACAGTATTATATTGACCAGTAGTATTGGAATATGAAGACTCTCGTCCGATAGAAGTATTAGTGGAACCAGTGGTATTTAATCTAAGTGCATCACGACCAATTGCGACATTAGAGGTACCGGTAGTATTTGAATACAATGCGGTACGGCCAATTGCTGTGTTGGAGTGACCGGTAGTATTATGATAAAGAGTTAGCCAACCAACGCTTACATGGTCTTCACCAGTAGTATTGCTCCTCATAGCTTGATGACCAACTGCTGTATTGTATCCACCAGAACTTGAAACAAGAGCAGTTTCTCCGACTACTGTATTGCTTGAAACGTTACCCGGACCATGGCCAACAGTCAGACCGTTGATGCTTGCGTCTGCAGCAAATGAGGACGAGCCATTATTGTTCAGGTTAATTGTTGCCGGACCTGATGATTCATATGCCTGAAAAGCAGTTACTGTATTGGGTTGCAAATAAGCAATACCTGTATTAGTCACTTTAAAGTAACTTTGTGATTCAACTGCACCCGCAAATGTGGCCCTACCATCCATAAACATGGCAATCTCGTATGCACTTGTAGTGGTGTTATACAAACCAAACGCTTGGCCGAATGCGGTAGTGTTGCTGATAAGCATATGGCCATCGTAAAGCCTTGTATAAGCGGTGGGCGTGGATGCATTGACTACAGTGGCTGGACCCGCGAATGAGGCGGCCCCTGTGCTGTCAATACTCGCAGTTAGGACGGCAAGGTCTCCGTTGTAAACAGAGAAAGCTTTATTAACGTCTCCGTTTTTACCGTAAACTTGGAAATATGACCCGCCGCTGCTTGGGGTCGGAACTGCTAAAAATCCTTGCTTGTAAGCATTAGTAGAAGGGTTTCCCACGTCTACACTCCCACTACAGTTGAGGTTGCTAGCTGCAACATTGCCCTCAAATGTGGCGTCTCCATCGTTACTAAACAGGATCCGGTTAGCACCGGCCGTCGTGTCTATATGCAAACCATTATCTACTTCGTCAACTCTGAAGTTGTAATAGATGGTTGAATCGGAAGGGTTGATGGATAGCCCTCCCGTAGTCGAACCTGCTGTACTGCTCCTTGGTTTAGTGGCTTGGATATCGCCCGCGAATGAGGCAGCTCCTCCGCTAGTTCAAAGTCAGCGGCGTGGAAGGTGCTCCGGTACTAGGACCAACTTTAAACTCAAGACTTCCAGACGTAGAAGCATTTGAACCGTAAGCTCTGATTTGAGAAAGATTGCCACTTTCTTGACTAAATTTTAATGTGCTAGCTTCGTTTACGGTGTTCTGTCCTGATGTACCAATTGCGCCAGAAAACGATGCAGCACCTGATGAACCTTGTAGGTCAATTTTGGTGGTAGAACCATCACCTAATATTAATCTTGAAGATCCAGTATCTTTATATAATCCTCCTAGGTTTGTATTCCCATGGTTTAGTTGATATCCATAACCAGCACCAGAGAGACCAGATATCAACGTACCAGTCATTGTGCTGCCAGTGCGTTCTACAAAGACAGCAGTTAAGTTTGTTGAGGCATTGGCAGTGTTAGCTTCCCAATACCCATTTGGTGATGTTCCAATATATGTATAGATTACATTGTTTGGAGCAACCCAAGGAGAGTAAGAAGCATCAGGAAAATCTAACTTAGCCATTATTCAGAGACTTGTAATAGTCCTATTTTAACGGTTACTAATTAGAAGTATCTTCTTCTGCTTCAGTAGTGTCTTCGGCAACTTCTTCGGGCTCAAACTCAAGTGTCTCGATTGTGTTTTGCAGTAATTGTGCAGACATTTGCTGCAATGCATTGTCACCACTAGCACGTGCAGTTGCGAACGAGTTGATAGCTCCTACCAACTCTGATTTTTTACAGGCCATATTAAGTATTAGACTCAAGTTTTATTCTAGCTATTAACTATTATTTTGTGAGATTAATCAGTAGTAGTTTCCGTAGCCCAAGGTACACCAGTTGCATCAACAGGATTAACTTGATTATCTAAATTATTTGAGATAGAAGCTTCAATAGCATCTACTGATTCACTACCAAGATCTGCTTTGACCCAATCGATACAATTGTCTTCTGTGAGATCTTCATAAGGAATAAAGCTCTTGGAAGTAGGATCTGCAGCAACACCTACAGTGCCATATGAACTAGCTGTGTAATCGTTCTCACCTTCTGCAGGGTTAGTCCGTGAAGCAGAAACTGTATAGTGAACTGTATATACAGTACCGTTGGAAATCTCGCGATCTAATGTTGTTACTTTCCAGCTATAAGTGTCGGCCATTTGTTTATTGTCGATATTATTAATTCTAACAATTATCGTTGATGAGATATTAATACCCCGCGTTGCCACGGGGCGGGATACCGCTAGGCGATACCAGCAACAGATAGTCGCTGTTCAAGAGTTTCAATCTTTGCGATTGCTTCTTGCAATGCAGCAGTAAGCAAAGGGACAAGTTTAGATTGATCAATACCTTGCATTTCTTCGCCATCCTTTGCACCACATACAGCTTCCGGGACAACTACTTGTGCTTCATGTGCAATGAAACCATCAACAGTTAAATCAGCATCTGTAATAAAGTTAAAGCGTCTAGGTGACAATTGCTTAATACGAGTAATACCATCAGTAATATCGATGATATTCTCCTTCAGGCGATAGTCAGAAACGGAATTAAAAGTAGTTCCCGAGCTGTTGACGTAAATATTGCCACGATAACTTCCAGCCTTGTAAATTGCAACAATATTACCATCGGTGCCATTTCTGTTTAGATACAAAGCATTGTCATTGGTACTGCAGTGATGACCCCATCCAGCTTTATTTAAATGATGTCCATCAGTAACCATGTCTACATAGCCAGTCTTCCCGATATTTAAGCCATACTGATCATGGCGCATTCTCTCTACAGCATTGTACTCATCCTTAAATATCAAAGAACCATTTGCACCATCTGTGTACATTGAGAACGCATTAAGATTATTTTCTCTAAGTATGTATTTACCTGTGTGCTTCAAGATTAAATTACCCGTGCTGTCGATTCGCACTCGCTCGGTGCCGTTTGTCCAAAAAGTCATATCTCCGTTTTCACGGTTAAATAATCTAGCTTCGTTATCACTCATGATTATGTTAAAACCATGTACACTACCATTCGAGCCAGTAGTGCTGTTGGTTAGCGCCAAGAAAGAATTGACACTACCTGCAGAGTGAATTTCTAATGAATTGCCACCAAGCGCAGAAGGTACAACTCCAAGCCCCATCGCGCCCGCGCTGTTGATACGCATCCGTTCTTGTCCACCACCAGTGCCAAATCTCAAATCTCCAACGCTATGTTGATAATCGATAAAACCTTCATACATAGCAGATCCAGAAGTTCCATCTGCAAAATATATTGAGCTAACATAACCACTTGCACTTCTAATTGTCATTCCGCAATTGCCATTATCGGCAATAGTTAAATTGTCGGCCGCGTTTGTATATCCTGCAGCCGTAGTACCAAGCAACAACCTGTAGTCGTTGTCGAGTCGCATCATTTCGCCGCCGCTGTGCTGCCAAATATGGGATGCAGTTGTGGCATCAACGTTGTTATAAATGTTCGCGCCTGTAGTGGCTGCATCGTGTGTAATTGTTCCGTAGTACGAAGCATTGGCACTATTGCTAAACCGAATTTCGTTGCCAATAACACGGAGCTTTGATGTAGAGCTTGTTGCGCCAATAGCAACATTTCCCGAGCCGTCGATTCGCATCCGCTCGCTTCCATTTGCATGGAACTGCTGTGTATTACCTTTAAGGATTAAATCCATCCAAGCATTTCCGCTTCTGTTGAATGCTTGTATTTGACCAGAGGTACTGGTTGGCTTAAATATTTCAATGCCACTACCAGCTGAAGGCGTTACATTTTCAGTTACTTGAATACCGCCCGTAACATTTATTAGTCCCGAGCTGTCGATTCGCATCCGCTCGATGTTGCTTATAAAAAATTTTTCGACAGTTGGTTCAAAACTTGCCATAGTATTTTGAGAACCATCTAACAAGCTAATTCTGTTACCAGATGCAGTCTGCAGATAAAGAGCGTTATCAGTGTTTCTTGAATAAATCCTTGCTGTTCCTGCAGAAGGTAGGGCTACAGCACTAAGTGAAATAGCACCAGAAACGTCAAGAGCAGAGCTAGGCGACGAAGTGCCAATCCCAACCCTGCCCGAGCTATCGATTCGCATACTCTCGGAGCCATTTGCTGCAAAAACTATCGGCCCATTAGCATAACTCCAAGGTGCATATGTAACATCACCACTTACTCCAAACAGTGCACCGTTAGCAGATCCTTGGCCGGTAGTGTCATTTGTTGATTGAAAATATGCTGATCCACCACCACTTGTATGTGCATGTACTGGTCTACCAACAGTAATAGTGCCAGTACCTACACCTAAGCCAAGATTTGTGAGTCGCATCCGCTCGGTTGATGACAAACCATCATCTGAACCTGTATAAAACTCCATTGAGCCAGAACTACCACGAATCTCTAGATCGTTACCCCCTAGCTGCATATAAGATTTATATTGACCACCGTCATTTAACATCAAACATGGGAAACTGTCTTTAAAAATCTCTAAGGATTTTGATGGCCCCGATGTCCCAATTCCAACATTGCCCGAGCCATCAACTGTGACGCGCTGTACTCCAGCAGTAGCGATTGATAATTTATCAGCACCAGGGGAGTAAATGCCTGTATTTGTATCACCATCAAAAGCAAGGTCTGGTGCTGTAGAAGTTGCAGCGCCATCCAGCAGCAGAGCACCTGTAAGGGTGTCGCCATTGATATTGACGTAGCGATCGTCTAACGTCCCTGCCTGATGAGCAGGATTAGTTGTATCTGGAATTACTGTTGTTTGCCAAGTATCTGGACTTGCATCAACCCACTGTGAGCTATTGTCATCTACGTAGTAAATATATAAACGGCCATCTTCAGAGTTATACCAAAGGTTTCCAGCTTCTGGTGTCGGAGATGTTGGAGGACTTGTGGTAGTAGGAACGTTTGTTAGACCATCATCGGCAATATTATGTACGCCAGCGATTCGAATAACATTATTTGTACTATCCTTCAGGAAGATAGCAGCATCTCCAGCACTGTAATTAATTGCTAATTCGCCGTAATCTAGTTGCGCTGCTGTTGGTTCTTTTGCACCACCACTAACTAGAACATTACTGCGCTTTAATTGTAGCTTCATTTTGACTAATAAGCAATATAACAACAGTAATAACTGTTGTATTCATTCTATCAATATGAACCGCCGTCAATCACTTCTACGTAGGTGACATTGACTCCTGTTTTATTGACGACATACACACCATCAGCAGATGGTTTTGGCAATAAGTTTGTTAGATCAGGACCTGTCAATGTAATTGTGGAATTACCAGCTTGGTTTGTAGTAAGACTCCCAGAAACAGTCAAGTTCTGTGAGGCACTAAAGCTAACAGTACCGTTACCAATACTGTTCGTTAGGTTTGTAATATTAGTGTTTATTGTTGCAATGTCACTGTCAAGCAAGGCTTTAGTGTCATCTACGTACTTTTTGTTAGAGCAATCTAAATTTGCTGTTGGATCAGGAATGCCTGTAATGCCATTTGATTGAAGATCTACACTTCCATCTAAAACCAGGACGTCACCTGATTGAAATAGCTCTTGATACCCTGTTGGATTAAGGACTGTGATTTTACGATTTGCCATTAGATTGCAGAAGTAACAATTTGAATTTCAATGGACATTTTGTCTGTATCTACTGCTGTGCCACAGGATCTAATCACTGAACCAGCCGTAGTTGCATTTGGAGTTGTAGTCCATTTTCCAGCAACAGTACTTAAGTAATACACAGCTCCTGGTACCAATGCAGCAGGTGCACCTTCAACTACTGCTGATACATTAAAGATTGTCTTGATTTCATTCCTTGTAAATTCAACCACAGCACCAGCACTTGCCTGTGTAGTTGCCATACCAACAACTACAGATTCAGCAATAGTTGAGGCATCTGCAAGTTTTGCTTCTCCTGCTGAATCTAGGTAAACAAGGTTGCCTGCAACAATAGTAGGCTGACCAGTTGCAACAACTGCTTGATAGCCCAAATCAGTACTACCACCTGGTGTAATAGGTGGTTGTCCATTATCATCAATACGCAAACGCCACTCACCTATTGTTCCTGTACCATTAGGGGCCGGATTTAAATAGATATACTGACGACCAAATCTTGCTTTAGAGTCTCCAACATTAGGCATCTGTCATCCGGTAGCGTTCTCTATCTATTCTAACTTTGTTAGTTCAATGTCTAACAGCTGTCGCAGTGTGGCATCTAGTAGCTGTTGGTACTTCATCAATTGATCAGTAACTTGACGAAGACTATTTTGCAGAGTCTCAACATTATCGCAAGAATTAATATCATCAAAGATTACTCGCTTCTTGAGTTCCTTTTCCATTGATAAATGAAAATCTTCTGGTTTAAACATTTTTATTACCCATCGGACCTGTTAATGATACTAACGCTGTCGTCACATTATCGAGAGCATCATTCACGTTTGTACGTACAATGTTCCATGAATTAGATGTCTTTTCCCAAGAATACGAAACCCCTGTTGTATCGTTTTTAACGATCATCCCATTTGTTGGGTTTGATGGAAAGTTGAATGAAGGCATAATTAGATGTTGGCTAATGCGGTCAGTGCAGCTGTCTTAAAGCTGGCGTAATCAGAAGAGGTATTTAATGCAGTCCTGACTCCAATCAATGCAGTCTGGTACGTAGAAATGCGTTCCTTCACATCAATTGTGTTGGACAAGACTTGTGTTCCACCTGCGTTTCTACTGATGTCTGCGATAGTTAATGCTTCAGTAGTAATCCCAGTGTCATCTATGAATGCTGTTTTACCACTAGCGCCAATCCAAGAGAACTCTTCATCGCCAGTGAATGTATAGGCATATTCATTAGTATAAGCAGTCACACCAAATGTAACCACACCTGATCCACCATAAGTTTTAAACTTGAATGCTTCGAAACTATTAGTATGTGAACCTGAGAAGTCAAGAGCAGGCGCACTGAGATTTGTTCGACTAATAATTAAGTTGCCTAATGTACTCGTCGTCTGAGTAATAAAAGTATTATCTGCATATGTTTTAATTGCATCTGCATACGCTTTGTTTACGCCATCTGTAGATGCAGTAGCTGTACCTACTTGAAGTAGGCGATTGTTGTTGAAGTCAACGTCGGTTGTAAATGATGGACTACTTTTGTCAACCTTCAGGTTAAGGTCAGTTGTTGTAGGTAGGCCACTAACGGTAGTGCTTAGAGTATTGAATGCACTTACTGAAACAACCGGTGTGTTCTGCAAGGCAGTCACATCCGTTTCTAGAGTGGTAGTCCTAGTGGTTAGGTTCGTGATTGCTGTTCCCCATCCAGTTGCTGCAATTAAGGCACTAGCAGAGGTAAGTACGCCAGCAGCATCGATCGTTATGTCCGTTGCTGTAACCGCTATTCCAATTCCATTTGTACCCAAAAACTTTACTTGAGTATTAGTTGCAGCACTATCATTTAGGACAATTGACTTTTCATTAGTGTCTACTGCAAGCGTCAACGTACGTAGTGGTTCATTTTCTAGTGCCGTGATACGAACGTTAGATGCAGTAATTAAGTTTGTTGTTGTCGTGTAGTTGTTAGTAACTGTATTGCTTAGAGCTACAAAATCTGTGTCATCTGTCAATGGAAGAGATGCAGGTACCCATGCACCTCCGTAGGAGACTCTTAGTTCCAACGTAGTACTGTTAAACCAGAACTCACCTGCTGTAGATGCACTAGGAGCTGTAGATGCAATAGGAGCAGCTTGTTCTGTTTCTAGCGCTGTTACGTCGGTTTGTAGTGTTGTGACAGCGTTAATGAAGTAAGTATTGGCTTGATTTTGTGTTTGAACATTGCCTGGAACAGGGAACAAATTACTTTCTGTACTTGTTAGTGGCAGTGCTGTTGTCGTTGTTGCGCCTGTAGGACTTGATATTAAAATCCAGTTTGAACCATCATAAATATACAGATTTAAGTTTGATGTATTAAACCAAAGTGCACCTGGGACTTCCGATGCTGGAGCTGCCGTAGCAAAGAAAGGTAGACCGTCCGCACCATTTGTTTGATACCAACCATCGTCTTGCCAAATAAGCAAACGACCTGATCGGATATCAAACCACAGACGACCATTATCAGGTTGTGGATTGTAGTGACTGCCAGTTATGTTGCCACTTGAATCGTAATCAGGTGTGTAACCTGGTGGAGTATCTCCGTTTTCTACCTGTCCCCATTTGTTTAGTGACTGTAAGGCGTTAATAATACCTTTCCAGTTTGGTGGATTGTTTTGAGCAGACTCGCCATTACGTGCACGTAATTCATTAATTGCATCCAATACACCTTGGTAGTTTTCATTACTTGAGGTCACAACTACACTCACATGTTTCTTTATCTATTGTATTTGATTAGAATTTACTTGTTAATAGCACATAGCCAATTTCAACATCATCAAGATTTAATGCTTCTGCTAACGCATATATAACTTCTATCTGAGTCATTTCTGAACGTCTAAGCTGAGCTGTAAATTCTTCAGCCACTTCTTGTATATCCTTGGCTAATTTTTCTTCGAACTTTTCACGTGCATCAGCACTCGGAAAAGTATTCGGTTCCATTACTCGTACTTTATCTATAAACATTGCAGCAATCGTATGCTTGCAGACTTTAAAACTTTTCTTGTATTCATCAGTGGCCCAAGACTCTGCAATGCCTACTGTTTTAAGCAAACCATTTGCTTCATATGTAGAGGCCCCTTTTGCAGTAGGTGTGGGGAGACGTTGTTGTCTATTGATTTTTTTACCATCATCGTCTGTAGATTCTGGGTTTCTCAGCACAGCATGTAGATATGCAGGGCAACTACAGGTGTAGATCTCTGATATAGACAATGGCTGGTTGTTTGAAAATATTTCATCAATCCATGGGTCTATATCTAAATTAATTTTTTCCCATAATTTTTCGCCCGGCATTGGTGGTGCATGCTTGTAATTACCATCTGCATCTACATCTGGTGTTTTAGCTGTAAATCCTTTTTCAGGAAATATGATATATCTGTATGTTTCACTTGGTGTATATAGTTGAAGACTGCTTTGGAATGGTTCTGAAGTAATTGTCAGCTCATTATTTGTAACGTCTGCTTTTACTGATTGAATGCTCCAAGGTAATATTCCGTATGCAAGTTGCGTTAGTTCAGATCTAACTAAATCAGCAGTCAGATATTGCTGTCCAAAGAACCGCTGGTATCGTTCTTTCTCGTAGATAAAGTCTCCTTCCAACGTACTGGTTGCAGTAGTAGTGCTAAAGATTTGATCTGCAGTATTTATCTCACCTAGGGTTGGAGGTAGTCCTGTACTTGTATCTAGAATTTGAATTGTGGTACTAGTTATTGTCTCTGTAAGATTCACACGGAATTCATATGGATAATCCGTAAATTTATCTAATGCACTGATTGTCCTGTTCTGATAGAAGTCAGGCATATTGACTGCTTCACCAACTAGGGACTGTATATCTCCATTGTTGTTAATGATAAACTCTGTTGCTAATACATCACTCAGTGAGACAGTTGTGACTGCCACTACTCCCTCTGCTTGTGATTTACCTAAGTACACAGCAGGATGCTTAGCAGATGTAAGTACCCATGAAATATTTGCAGCAGTGACTCCGTCAGTTACTCTCTCACCAACTGAACGTAATAGTAAGTCATCTGAATACCCGGCTGATGTATTAACCTTTATCCAAATTTCTTTGTCACGTCTATATTCTGGATATGCATACTCATCGTTATACCTTTCGACAATGACACCTAACTGTTGATTTTGATCTACCTCACGTCGTATTGCATAATGAGTCCTACTGTCTGCATTCTTTGTTGCAAACCTCTGACCAATAAACGTCACAGGAACCTCAAAGTTAGTTCCTTGATAAAGCACTGCATCCGTTTGTGTGAAGTCTAGGTATGCACCTTGATAATAATATTCAAGTCCACGTCTCCATCTACTCCATGTACTTTCTAAGTCGTATTGCTCAATAGCACTTCTGGTCAAGGTTGATCCGAACGACCTTACTGCAGGATAGTTACCTGCAGATGTTGAGCCTTTACCTTTGTCAAACGAACTGTTTACACCCTTTATATTGTTTACATTAAAGTTTCCATATCCATTCTTCTTTCTAGGCATTGCCTTAATAGAAGCCGCCCTGTGCTGCAATGATTGGAGTGTCAGTAGTGTTTACTGATCCTGCTAGTTGTAGTGTGCACCACAGTACATTTCCTTTTGGAATGTAGAGAGCACGCACCTGTGGATCAGATCCAACATGTGCAAGAGGTGCAAGTACTTTTGGAAGATCAGTAGATGACGTAATAGCAGCGTTAGTTGTAGAGCTTGTCAACTTACCTAGATACACACCTTCTGTTGGACGTAGGTAATCAACTGCAGAGCTCAGATAAAAGAGAGCTGTATAGGCTTGAGCTGTGCTTGTTCGTGCGATTACATATAGGTCTTCTACCACAGCACCATCGTTAGCACTGCAGTCCACCAGCACTGCTGACTGATTAGTTCCTTCAATGTCTAGTGATGTTGCTGAACCAGATGCCAATGACATAGCACTGACTGCTTTATGAAATACCCGATCAACAAGTAAGGGTTGTTTATTCGATGCTGTAGTAGCCATTACGCTTTAGCTCCTTTCTTTGAATTGTTTTGTCCGTCTACTGTGATCATGGGTTGCATCAACGGTTGACCTTGGGCCATGGTCCCTTGGATCCATAGCACCAGGAATAATCACAGGTGATCCTGTCATTCCTAAGAATGGATGTGCCATCAAGCCTTTCGCCGATTTGTGCATTTTGACCAAGCGCATTCCTTCCATTGGGTCACTGAGCATTTGCTGATGGCTGTGGTTGCTGACCATAATTAAAACCAGCATTTAACTTTTGACCTACTGGCACTGGTGTGCATCTGAGTTGGCAAGTGTACTGTTGGATCGAGTACTGCAGATCCCATTTGTGGGTAGACTCTGCATTATTGGTTTGATCCCCATCGTTAGTAAATACTTGATCCACCAATTGGAGGAGTAGCTTTCTTGACCTGCAGTTCGCATGTTCATCGGATTTGTATTCTCCGGTGATCCAGGCAGATTGGATAGTGACTTTGCTTCAGGTGCAAAGCGCATTGGATCTAGATTTTTCTTTGCTCGTCTACTCATTAGCCGATGCTCCCAGTTACAGAACGATTGTTGATTACCAGTGTTATATGCATTACTTCACTCCGTTAGCAATGCCTCTTTGTATGTTCGCCAAGCGATCATTCAAGAGCGGTCGATTGGAATTGTTCAGAAGATTTGATTAGGTTCTTCTGTTGCTGATGTGCCGTACTCAACACTACCTGTTCGATCCATTGGATCATCAGCAGGTGCATTTGCAGTTGATGATGGTGCAGATGGCATCACTGCGGGGATATCACCAGCATTAGGATTGTATCCACCGTACTGACGCATTGCATTACGAGCATCGATAGCATCTTGTCGCCTATCACGACCCATCGTGATTTTTTGTGTCATAACTTTCTTGCTATATATCCTAGATATATTCTACTTTATCGCCAAGTATTATGTAAAACAATTCTTGAACCTACAGCAGTGTCTGCAGGACCAGGTACAGCCAGAATAAACTCAGCACCAGAACGATCAAAGGCATAGCGCCGTACTTCAGGACGACGGTAATTAGCAACATACAAAGTCTCAGCCAGTCGATCGCATTCTCGTAAATAGATTTCACGGAAATACTCATCACCTTTCAATGGATCTGATTGCGAGATGGTTCGTTGTACATCTCCTGAAATGATTTCTTGACGTGAGAAGTTGACAATGCCTTGACCACTTGGATCTAGGATGTCATCAGGCAGGTATGCACTTACTTTCCAAGCGTTATCGCAACGTTTGATGTGATAAACAATCTCGTTATACCAAAGCTCATCAGGCACGAGTGCCATTGCTTCTTCAAGCCTAGAACGATCTCCAGCTGGAAGCTGTGCACCTGAGTTGTATCCCAGATGAAATCTAGTTTTGGATTTTAGATAATCATCTAGTTCCATTACGCCATCCTCGATTGATTGCTGTAGATATCACGAAGCACTTGTTGGAGTTGATACTCGATCGTATTCGGTTAGTTCACCTTTAGCTTGAATCTTGGCAAGCATGTTTGCTGCAGGGTTGTCTTGTTTCATCACTGCTGCAGTACCTGCACCTAAAGCTCCTCCAAGGATCAGACCAGTTAGACCACCTGCCATAGCGATGGCCCTGCCTTAAATCGAGCTGGTGTATGCCCTCTTGCTTTATTTATTTGTTTGCCAATATTATGAGGAATCATTCCACCGGTAGTTCCAAGAACAGCACCGGTCATGCCTCCAATAACACCAGCAGTTCCTTGCGCATCAATTCGATCCTGCTCATCCTTAGCAGCTTGAAATAATAGTGCTTCCTGTACTGTTAGCATTTATCTTCTCAATAATACTAACCCTAGTTTAACTAATAAAGATTAGGTCTTCTTCAATGAGTTGATCCCAGTTGACGCGGGGAATATTTTCTAACTGCTTAAGGTTGTTAAAACGTTCACCACTCAATGACATCCGTAGTTCAACAATACGTTTTGCTGTGGCATAGCCAACACCAGGCAGCCTTTTAGCAATTTGTTCTGCTGGTGCCATGTTTAGATTTAGGCGTGTATCTTCGATAGGCACGACAGGCACTGGTAGCTCTTCTTCCGGCTCAGGCTGAATTTGTGGTGCAGCTACTTTCGTCAGACGTCCTTTGTCTTTGTCATAAGGAACTAATGAATCAAGACATACATAAGCAATATTGCCTCCAGCGTCTCGGACCATTGCATATTCTTTATCGTGCTTATTAATAAACTCAACAAGCTTGCCTGTTTTCTGATCCTGAAAAAGATTACTCATTACTATTTATACCGTACCCCATTATTATAGACACAAAAAAAGCGCCCCCTAAGAGACGCTTATAATGTCGGACTAAGTTATCAATAACCTTGTCCAGCCTCCGTCTTATAAGGGAGGGAAATGTCGTCTGAATCAGGACCGTCAGCAGACAGGTAGTAGCAGACTTCAACAAGCACAGCGGCTTGGCTATCGGTATCCACCAGGTTCAAAGCACCTGAGTGAGCGATAGTGATCGTGGCAGCAGAAGACTCACTAGAAGTCGTTGCGAAACCATCGAATGTTGTCTTGCCACCAGCGGCAGGATAAACGCCACCAACAGCTGCCAAGGATGCTTCCAGGCCAGCGGTTGTCAAACCATCAACAGCAACCGTAGAGGTGCCTGTAGAAGAAAGGTTGACGGTGTTGATAGCCGTGCGATACACGACAGCACCAGCAGGAACAGTCACTGACTTGTTCAAGCGTGGCTTGTCATCCTGACGGAGGTCAGGTGACTGGACTTGAGGCGTGAGGGTACCGGAGCTGGAAATGTTGGCATCAACAAGTGCAGCACCGACGACCTGATAGAACTCAACGCCTGGGAGTGCGAACACACCTTGATCGCGATAAGCGTTCAAGTGTGCGACATAATTACCGGGAAAAATTACGGACATAGTTAGTTAGCTCCTATCAATATACGAAAGAGTAACCAACCGTGATGAAGTCCTTATTAAGTACTTCAAAACCGGCGAACAAGCTCCAGATCATGATGATGAAACGACTGAAGTCGTCGTTGTTGTTCAACAGAATCTGCGCATTGTTACCACCAATACCCACGCCCACAGCTTGAGGACCGAAGAAGATCAACTGGGAAGCTGTGTAATCAGCAGCGCCAGCAGCAGCGTCGGTTACAACAAGGTTGTAAGAGGTCTCGGGCAGGTTGGTGGACTCGAACCAACGGACACCCTCAAAGAGGAAGCCAGTAGGCATTACGGGTTGACCAGCAACAAAGCCAGCTTGGCCGTAAGCAGGACCCATTCCTTGGTAGAAGTTTGCGTTGGGTGCCTGGTTGGGTGACATGGGGTTGACCATGCCAGTGCCTGGATAACGTGCGATTTCGCGGAAGTCGCTGTTCTGACGCAAGTGCATCATTGCAGTTGGATCCACGATGCAGCGGTAGTAACCATCAGCGAAAGTTGGGACGTTGCGCTTACGCATGTCCTTAACAACTTCGAGAAGGTCAGTAGTTACATCGAACTTGGCAGACTCGCCAGTCGCATAGGTAACACCCAAGGTGCCGCCAGTTGCGCCTTTGACTTTGTCACCAGGAAGGTAGTAACCGCCTTGCTCTTTATCAGCTTTGCCGTTTGCTTCTGCTTTCAGCAGTTCGTTAGCAAAGACGCGATCGCGCCAACGGCGATAGTCGTCAAGCAGCGTCAAGCTACCGATCGACTGGTGGAACACATTCAGGTTGCCAGTATCAAGCAGCAAACGCTGAGCGGTGATCAGGGTTTCGCGAGCAACTTTGAAGGTGGAAGGCTGTGCTGTGTCGCGGGTATCGGCGGGGCCGGTGTACTCACGCAGAGTCACAAGGACCTTGTCCTTGACGATGTTGCGAGCTGAAGCGGTGCCGAGGGTTTGATCGGCGGTCCGCTCACGGGACTCCTTAGTGCCAGGCTTGCCCCAGAAACGATAACGATCAAGCTGCACGGTCTGACCAGGCTGCTTTGAGAAATCGTGGACAACTACCGGCTCAACTGCCATCTCAATGATGTAGGCAGGGTGAGGGCGGTAAAGCTCTGCACCAAGGAGCTTAGGAAAGTCATTATCAATCCACATGGATTTCTAACTCCGTAAGCTAAAAGGTTTATAAGTGACTTCGACTAGTCACATATACTGATGTTAATAGTTACCGCTATAATATTATTTAGATACCCCAGAATACTTGGTTATATGGACTTTATAGATAATAATGAGTGGATCCCAGTGCATACATTGCCGGGTTTTGAGTGCTGCATTGAATACTATGTAAACCAAAAAGGTCTCATTAAAAGTACAAAGGGGAGGATCGAAAGAATCCTTAAGCAGAAAATAAGCAAGGGCGGTTACCCAGTTGTAAACTTAACTCAACGTATTGGACGCCGTAAGTTAATAACTATTCCTGTGCATACACTTGTTGCATTTGCTTTTCTTGGATTGCCACCAACTCCATATGGGCGACTTAAAGGATGTAGCGTTGTTAAACATATCAATAGCAACAAAAAAGATTGTCGTGCAGATAATCTTCAATGGTCAAAACGTGCTGATGAAAAGATGACTAAAATAGAAGAAGGTATTTAAGTAAAACTAATGGCCGATAAACTTGTTTACAAGGGTGGCACTGACGTTGTCAATCACACTGGTACAGAGATGCAGCTGGTTCTGCCTAATCGTGGATCGGTGCATCGCTTTCCACGTTGGTGGAATAAAAAAGGATCAATTCAATATATCGAAGCAGCAATCTTCAATGTAGTTTTGGATAACGGCGAATCTGTACGATTGGTTGTTCCTTACATTGGTCCAGTGACGATGGAAATTCGCCATGATGGCTATGGTAATTTCTCCTTCCCACAGAACAGCAAAGGAGCTATTGATCGTGTAGCTGTCTTTGGTGAAGGCAGTAACGACCTTTTAGTTGAGTATCAGTTCTCTAAAATCTCTGGAGGTAGTGTACTGAAACGCTCTATTAATCCTTTGCCTACTCCACCTGCTCCTGAGCCTGAGCCCGAACCTGAGGTTGTTGAGAAAGAAGACGAAGAGGAAAGCTAAACTAGGTAGCGTCTCTGCTCACTAGTTAAATCTTGTTCTGCAATATAAGAATCACCGACTGTCATACTCACGTTGTATGGCAGTCGTCTTGTGTTTCTTGCATGAAAACCAATATAAAAATAGCTTTTTGGATCAATATATAAGGTGTCGTATGGATGCTCGATACGATCTTTAGTGTACAAACGTACATCAAACCAAGCATCAACAAATTTGTTGCCAGTCTTTAAATTATTTATAGATACACTTACTACCGGATGTCTGATGTTATCAAGGTTATCATTTAATGTCGAAGGTTCAAAACTATTTTCAGGAAAGAACTCACGAGCGAAATCCATCTCTGCTGGGTCAAAGTAAAAATCAATATCAGGATCGGTGGTATTGACATATATACTGTAATATCCGTTGTCAAGAAGAGATGGGACGTTTTGGTAAAATCCTTTTCCACTCTGTATATCTAAATCAACTTTGATAAAAACATTCTCTGCACCAAACAAACCAACCGAGTCTTTGTAGGCAAAGGTTGTAGGTACAGAAGTTATGATTTCAGATCGAGCATTTAATAAGCTATTAGATCCTTTCGCATAATCCAGTGTTTTGTTTGTTGAATAATACTCGGGATTTGCTTTAGGAGCCCCACCGTAGCTTTGCTCAATATTTATAACCTGTTGTGTGACATTCATCGCATGTGGTCTTGGTACCTACTCTTATTGTAATTAGAGATAATTACTAATTTGCTGGTTATGTTCTCTGAGTCCTCTTACTGCTTTTTGCTCAAGAGTCCGCACGCGATCACGGCTCATATTTAAAACTTGACCAATAGCTGTCATAGACATTGGTTCCAAGATATCTTCACCTATGCCATAGCGCATAGAGATTACAGCAGCTTGCATCTCAGGCAGCTCTGTAATTAAATCTCTAATATCTTCTTTAATGAACTGACGTTCAATTAACATGTCAGGCAGTTGACTTTCGTCTTCCAGTAGATCAATCAATGCGGTATCTCGATTTTCACCAATCTTGATTTCGAGCGAAGTAGGTTGTCTAGCCTTACACATCAAGTCTTTGATCTCTTCAACTGTAAGTTCTAAGTGCTCAGCTAACTGAAAGACATTAGGTAGTTCCCCATTAAGCTGACTTAATTCACGCTGGGCTTTCTTAAGCTTGTTGAGATTCTCAGTGACGTGGATCGGCAAGCGTATTGCACGTGATTTTTCTGCAATCGCCCTCGTAATGCCTTGTCTGATCCACCAATATGCATAAGTACTGAACTTATAACCACGACCAGGGTCAAACTTTTCAACACCTCTCACTAATCCAATTGTTCCTTCTTGAATAATATCAAGCAATTCCATATTCCGTTTTGTATATTTCTTGGCTACTGATACAACTAATCGTAAGTTTGCTGTAACCATTTTGTCTTTGGCTTTTTTGCCATCACGCATATCACGTTTTAGTTCTTTTGTTGTGATTCCAAGTGATACAGCTAGGTCCTCTTGACTTGGCTTATTTAGTAGATCTTCGCATGCTTTGATTTCCATCATTCGTTGAACTTGACGACCAAGTATGATTTCTTCGTCATGTTCTAGAAGTGGGATGCGCCCAATGTCTCGTAGATAGGAACGTACGGAATCGCCTGAAATTTTTGCTGACATATTGTTCTCTTGTCTATATATTAAATCTAGCCCTTATTCTATATTTAGTCAAGCATGTGTGCGAGCAAATCTAATACTTTCCTTTGGTGCTTCTTCCTCTTCCTTCTAATGCTTCGACTGCCATTGCTTGTGCAGCATGTTCGTTAAATCCTTTAGAACGATAATTATCTTCGTATTGCTGATATTTCTCTACGCTGCTTTCAAAGTCTTCACCATGAGTAAGCATCTCAGCTGTCATCTGGTTGGCAGCTTGATCTGGCACGCCATCACTTTTAAGGTGTTTCCAAATAGTTTGGAATACCTCAGGATCGTGTTGTGTTTCTTGTCCTGCTAAACGCACAATAACTATCTACAACAACTCTCTTTATTCTAATAAATTAACCGTAACGTTGTTCGTTAACTTGATTCATAACTAAATCTGGATTAACTCCCATTGCCATTGCTTTGCCAGTTGCAATGTCAGCTCGGAATGCTGCCATTTGTGGTGGCGACATATTACCCATTGCCAACGTAGCTGGGGAATTCATCATGCTTAGGACTTCACCTGTGCGCTGTGTAAGTAGTGAATTGGCTTTATATATCTTGGTTGTCTACTGCAAGCAAGTTGCATCTTTTGAACACCACGCTTAGCATTAACACCTGCTGCTGCATGGCAGTAAAAGTATTTTGATTGATGTTTTGCTCCATCATTCGATTGTTGTTATAAGCCTGAGCATCATCAGCAGCACGTACATCAGTGTACGGACTAGGAGCAGCCATTGCTTGTGGGCCTAGTGGAGCTGACGTACGTGTCATTCCACCTTGACCACGCTGGGCTGATGCATTTTGCAGCATTTCTTCTGCAATAGTAAAAGGGGAAATTCTTTGCATTTTCAATTACTAACTAATACTTATATTGTAGGGGATACATCTAAGTACCCCCTTACTGTTACTTATCAGGTGTCCTGAACAAGCATCTTGGTAGAGAGCATGCCGGGCTGTGCCTGGGAAAGGTACTGCCATGCGTTCTCAGGGTTCTGATCCATCATCTCGGCTAAAGCCACCCCAGAAGTCATTAGCAGGGTTCTGCTGGCGACCGGGAACTGGCATGTCCATTTGTGGACGCTGGAAGGAAGGGGGGACTTGACCCATTTCTTGTGCTTCGATTTCAGCTTCGAACTGTTCGTAAGCTTCGTACTGCTCACGGTCATATGCCTCTTGAGGAGTCTCAGTTGGATATGGACCTTCAGGGCCGTAGAAATCGTTGACGTAATCAGCAAGAACGTCTGGGTCGGTGAGCATGAGGTTCATGGCTGCACGCTCTTCACCAGCTGCCTCAAGCATGAGGGACTGGACTGACCACGCTGCACTTGCTCGATGAGGGCATCCTCAACGGCACAGGCATAGGTGTTCAGAAGGGAAGGGGCTTCAGCACCAAAGTGCTCAAGGACTTCAAGACTTTCGTCGCTGATTTGACTTAGGTACCCGTCGTTTACCTGCGGAGCCTGCATTTGCTGCGCCTGGTACGCCTCCTGAGCTGCCAGCTGCTGCTGGTAAGCCTGCTGCTGATAAGCCTGGGTTGAAGCTTGGGGACTGTAAGTCCGGTGATCCGAATACTGGGCTTGCTGCTGGGTTTGGGGAACCGAAGCCAGCGGAGCCTGGATAAGTGCCTGAGGTGTTGGCGTCTGATACGCCGAGGATGGAACCTGGGCCTGGGAGGGGCTGCTTGTATTCAAACTTGCGCTCAGAGCCTGGAACGCCTCCTGCCACGGATTGCTGGCCTGCGCTGGTGCCGAAGCCTGCGCTACCGGGGCCTGCGCCTGGTAGACCGGAGCCTGAGGTGCCTGGCCCATCGGTGAGCCCTGGAATGTCTGGGGTGCGCTCGTCGCGTACTGTCCTGCCGAGACCGGCGCGGCGGATGTCTGCATCGGAGAGCTTACTGATGCCTGTGTCGTTGCTACTTGGTTTGTACTTTCCACTGTAACTTAACTCCTTACGTAAATAATCTAGTGATCTGTATAAGAACCCAGTGATATCTAGGTTCGGGTCGGATGCCAAAGGCTTATCCGGTGTTTGTGGATGTGGCAACTGATATAGGTTGCCGAGTAATCCAATGAATTGAGAAATACTTTGTTGTGTTTGTTGGACAACTCTGAATGGAAATCCACTTAGCATTGCTGAACGTTCTTCGTCAGTTTTACTTGGGAAGAGGTACTTCAGTGCTTCAATTGATCCAACGCCTGCTTCTTGCAGGTTTCGGACAACGATGGAGTTTTGGAGGATCTCATCAGAGCTATCTTCAAAAACTTCACCCATCCAACGCCAGTCAACTTGTGTGCTTCCATCTGGAATAAGTCCAGTTACACCAGGGGGCATTTCGCCTCCCTCAAGTATAGCGTTCAGTGCTTCATTCTTTAAGCGTTCATACTTAGCAAAGTTCTTCCTGTATTTTTCATTCTGCTTTTGATATTCCTCTGGATTTGGATAATCTTCTATGAGTGGAATTACAGGCTTCTCCAATCCAATTGCTACGCTAAAACTCTCATTAAACATACGTTTCTTCATGAGAGATCATTAATGCAAATAAGCGACATAGACCATACGTAAACATGGCACGTGCTTTCTTTTCAGCTGTCGCGGCAACACGTCCATACAGAGTCTTGATTTCATATGCAGTGCCAGCAGCTTGGAAGTCAAGATCATCGACACCACCAAGTGCTAAACGAATCTCTTGACGGTATTGCTTGACATACATGTTTTGATCACCACTAACGCTGTCAGGCGTTAGATAGCTAATACGATCTGTTGGTTCAAGGTTTGCAATAACTCTCGGGACTCTGATCTGTCCGTCTAGCATGGAAGCACCGCCAAACGGTTCACTTACACGTGTACTAGAACGTCCAATAGCACTGAAGCCAGCTTGAGAACTTATTGTTGGACGGAAAGTATTTTCATCACCACTCTCAATAATATCCTGCTTAGGACGACTAGAAATTAACGTAGGATTGCCGAAGAACTTCAAGTTCTTACGAACGTTCTGAACCAATTCATTGTGATACATGATTTGGTTAGACAGCCATTCAAACTCACCATTACCAGCAGCCTCGCCGGTACAGTCCATATAGTTATAGATTTCTACTGCTGGGATAAAACCAAGACTATTCGTGAGTGTTTCAACCTGACCTGGCAATGAAACTTGTGGTCCCCCTAATGAATTTTCAAATTCAATTTTTTCATCAGAGATCGTTTGCTCGATTCGATCTTTATAAACTTGAAGTTTGATATATTTTTTCTTTCCGCCACGTTGAGTGTTAGTGGGATAGTTATCAAAGCCTTTGTTTTCTTGTACGTTAAAGGTATAGCGTAATATGACACTACTTAAATTACCTTCCTGATCTCTGTAGGCTCTATAGTTTTCTTTTGGAAAGTAAAGAAGTTGATAATCATCACCAGATGGACGGAAGTAAAATAAGCCTTGTCCATCACATAAGAAATAATCAACAATACTATCTAGTTTCATGTCGAGCATATTCTGCTCGCAGACTTTTGCAAGAAACTCTTTTCGATAGCCGTAGCTATCTTGTTCTGCATAAAATTCAATGCCACGGCGCAGCATGAACATCCTCATCTGCGAAAGATGAGAACTAACAATCATTGTGTCAACGGACAAGTCCCCACGCCGCTCCTTAGCAGCAGTGAGGATTTGATTGAACCCGTTATCTCCTGATTGATTCATGCTACTTTCTCTTTACTATTAGTCTATCGAGTAATTCTTATTTAATGTACTAACCAAAATTAGGCATCTTAGCTGGTTTAGGTGATTGAGGCTGAGTCCACTGAGGATTAAAGCCCGCAAGATCTCCATAAATAGAGTTACCCATCATGTAAGCCTGAGCTTTACTTAGCAGCACCTCGTGCTTGAACTCGCTGATCCATGACGCCTGGATCAATGCTTCTGTTATTCCTTGCCATCATCATTGCACCTTGAGCAATATGATTTGTATTCATATTGTCTTTTGCGTAATCGTTTCCTTGAGTTATACGTCGATCAAGACGACCAGCGTTAGCACCATGGCTATCACTAGGTGCATAGAAACCGGCCATTGTTGCAGCAGATGCAGGACTATCTACCCCTCTACCTGTGCCACCATAGCCATTGCTTTGATAATTAAAGGTTCGCACATCGCCGCCGTAGATACGATTAGAAGCATCTAGGGGAGCATTGATATAGTTACCGTCTCCACTGACATTAAAGTCTTGGAGATCATTGTAATTTATATTTTCCTGTGTTTGTTCATAGTCAGTTTTCTGATCGTTGTTATTGTTGAAGCTATCATCAAAATCATTGAAGCTATCATCAATATCAGTTATATAAGGATTTGGCTGAGTAGGTTGAACGGTAGGTTGAGGAGTGACGATGGTCGGGTTAGGGCCTGTGTAAGGAGAAGGTGTGGGGTTAGGAGTAATTGTTGGATTTGGTGTAACTGTTGTCGGATTAGGAGAAGGAGAAGGTGAGGGAGAAGGTGAGGGAGAAGGTGAGGGAGATGGTGAGATCGTTTGAGTTGGTTGTGTAAAGGGTGGTGCAACGATTGGCTGCTCTTCATTTATAATTGTTTGACTAGTTTCAGGTGCAGGTGTTCCATTAGCTTTATCTTTAGCGGAAGCCCACTTGTTAAGACGATTCTGAGCGCGTCTACCAATTTTTAATCCACTATTGTTGGCGGCGGAAGCAACATCCTCTCTAGAAAAACCTTCATTACGTCTGAGATGTGCCAGCTCTCTTACGCCGACTTTCTTGGAAGAATGTTTTGAGAAATCAAAATCTGCCGCACTGTTGACATTCTGCTGTGAGTTAAAAGATTTTTGACGTCTGTCGTTTCTCTTTGTTTTTAAATTCTCTAGACGATTACTGATATTGCCAGCACGCTTTGTATTGCCCGCAGCTTCAGCTGTAGCAAGTTTATTACGTGTATTTTTAATTCTCTTATTGCCAATCTTTGCACGAATTTGGCTTGCACGAGTATCGTTACCAGATTTAGTAGCTTCCCTGGCTTTAGCGCGGAGTCCTTGGACTTTAGTTCTAAGCTGACTTTGCGCTTTATTAGCTTGAGCTGGCTGTGGTGAAGGACTTGGATGCAGGCTGATTTCTACCGCCACCGCCTTCTTCCACTCTGTGCTGCAGGACTTGATGCAGCGAGCTGGACTTTCTACCGCCTCCACCACCCCGGTTTCCACCACCTCTATTTTCCACCGCCTTTGTTTCCACCACCCTTTGTTTCCACCACCTCGGTTTCCACCGCCTCGGTTTCCACCACCTTTGTTTCCCTTACCTTGATTTCTACGTGCCATGATTCAGTCCTCAGCTAAAATAATTTTTGATGAATAATTCCCTGAAACGATTTGGATCGTATTGTGGGTTTAATCCGTCTGCATCTCGATTGGCAAAATGTGACATCGCCACCAGTTATAGAGTTTGATGCATTCATTAGCTGTCACTATTGTACTCCATCTGTAGTTTCCTCTCCTCAGTAATCCACCAATAGTAAGTACCATTGCATCGACACTATCGTCATGTGCTGTCTGGCCAAAGTTAAGCAGCTCTTCTTCTAAGCAAGTCCCACTTCCTCCATTTGTTCCAGATTACTTTTTTGTTCTCATATAAACCAAGCACACCACGTAGTCGAGCAAGCTTGTCTCCTTTGAATCCTTTTACTGGTGAGACAGACAAGTTATAAGAGCACGATTCTCAAGCATCACTCGTTTGAAATCTCCTTCAAAACTATTCTGGTATGCAACTGCCTCAGGCCAGATGATGCATGGAGACATGGTTGGGAAGAACTGACCTTCATCGTTCTCTTGCAGTATGTTCCAGTCAGCATAGCATCTCGCACAACGAGATCCATCTTTTCTATGTTTCCTAGTGTTCGATGACGACGCATGATCAATCATGTATATCTTGTCGTCCTTGATGCCACCTAAGTGTCATACAGTCCAGTCATTCTTCTCTCGTAAACCTGCACTAAGGTCCATACCTACGCCTAAGCAGTCATAGTCTTCTGGCACTTCGCCTCTGATAATTAACTCTGGTGATATACCAACGTCTGTATTACTTTGACAGCGGTGTTTAGATACTGATATGCAAATGCAATACGATCTTCCAACTTGCGTTGATTGAGGTATTTCATAGACCAGAACTCTGGCCAGTACGATCGTTGCTTACCGTCGTTATCTGTTATGACAGCTTGCTGGACAATCTGCTTCCAATTGTTTTTGGCTGTAAAGAGGTTCGCGTGAACATCGTCAAAGTGGAAGCGTGTCCCCAAACAGATAGCCCGTGCTCCCTGGAACATCGTTGGTGCGATAACGTTAGACCACGTCTGCTCCATCTCACGGCGAATGTCCGGGTTGTTGATCGATGCGGCGGATTTGATAGGGTCATCAATAAGCACCAACTGTGATCGTTTAGAGGTGATTGCACCTTTGAGACCGCCACACGCAATTGTGAAAGCTTCTTCACCTGCTGTATCAATACCTGCAAATTCATAATCAATTGACCAATACTCGTCAGAACGTTTTATCTTTGAGAGCCTCACCATAGGGAAGACTTCTCTGTACTTGTTGCTAGTAAGAATGCCTTTAATGGTTGCAGACTTAGCTCTGCTAATGTCAACCATGTATGCAATATATAGTATACGCAACATTTGCTTTGCTGCGGTATGGCGACCGATCATCCATGCAGCAAACAAACCTAGGACTGTACTTTTTGCTGATCCACGTGGAGCGAGGATTGAGGTGTTAGGTCCACCTACTCCTATCAAGCATTCACTATCTACGCCAGTACATAATTCTGTGTGCCATTCCAGCATGTGATTTGCTGGAGCTTTTCCCATGAATACACAGAAATCTTTGAAGTCATCTCTTGCTCTAAGTACTTCTTCGTAGGGGCTTAGTAGTTACCTTCGTAGCCGTCATTAGAGCAGCGCGTTTAAATGCTAATGAGCTACTTGCAATTGCCATACTGATACTTTTCTATCAGTCTAACTTTATTCTCTCCCTTCAGCGTATCTTTGGGCTCTACGTTCTTCAGCACGCATCTTTGCACGCATAATAATTGCACGCTGTCTATCTTCCTCATAAGCAAGACCCATAGCTGCCATTTGAGCTGTAGTCTCTTCCTGCCTATCACCCATAAAGTATGCTTCGACACTTACACCAGGCATAGATGGTAGTCGTGATCCAAGTGTTCCTTGTAGTCGTAACTGCTCAACGCTTAGGTTTGGAATGTTACCAGGCATTTCTGGTAGTGAAAGATCATGCATTACTCACCTCGCTGTAGACCTTAGCCCACACAGCATTAATTGCATTTTCGATAGGTTCAGCAAACTGTGGGTCATCTTTGAAAGATGCCAGTAATCTCACGCATCACCCTGTCAGCTCCGGCCAAGATGAGCCCCCGTTTATCAGTACTTTTAGTGATTCGTTCGGAGACTTCAATATGAGAACGTAGCTCTTTTTCCAAGGCCGCCAACCTGGCAGCACCGTTATCTCCTTTGATTTCTCCGGAGGTAATTGCCATTCTAAGTTCTTGTATATCGGCGTGAAGGGCACTAATTTCACTGTTAAGTATTCCACGGCGGTCTAGTTTCTTATACTTC